CTGTTACACCCTGGATGCCCTGTTCGCCTTGGATACCCTGAATACCTTGAGGACCGGTAGCACCTTGGATACCCTGAATACCTTGAGGACCGGTAGCACCATCAACACCGTCTTTACCGGCTTCGCCTGTAGGACCTTGAGGACCACGAATTTCTCCACAATCCTGGAAGTTCTTTGTTTCACCTTCAATTGAAACAAGCATCATCAGGTGTCCGTTTTCAGCAATATATCCATCACCTACTTCTACGCACTCTTCTTCACTAGGTTTGATTTCAACACCAGTACCATCAGCACCGCGTTCACCTTGCGGACCTGTTACACCCTGGATGCCCTGTTCGCCTTGGATACCCTGAATACCTTGAGGACCGGTAGCACCGTCAACACCGTCTTTACCGGCTGCACCAGCATCACCTTTCTCGCCTTTCTCACCTTGAGGACCTGTTACACCCTGGATGCCCTGTTCGCCTTTCTCTCCGGTAGGACCAACAATGCTTGTACCTATTGTGAAAGTACCATCACCGTTATATACCTGAATATTAGACTCTAATGAGATTGTGAAGTCACCTTGTTCAAAACCATAAGTTTCAGCAATTCGTGCAGCTGTCTCTGGGTTAGCGAAATCAACATTTTCAAAATAGTTTCCTTCGCAACTGTTGAATTGCGCACCACGAGCACCTTGCGGGCCAGTGGCACCGTCTTTACCATCTACACCATCGGCACCTTGTTCGCCTTGCGGGCCAGTGGCACCTTGTTCGCCGTCAAAACCACGAGCACCTTGCGGGCCAGTGGCACCAGTGGCACCAGGATTACCAGCAACGCCGTCACGACCATCGGCACCGTCTTTACCGTCCTTACCAGCAGGACCTGTTACACCCTGTACACCATCTACGCCATCTACACCGTCTTTACCAGCATCACCTTTAGGACCAGTGGCACCTTGTGGACCAGTTGCACCAGAAGCGCTAACAACAGGCATTTGACTATCAATAAAATTACCATCTGCATCAACAGTTACAATATTCCCTGCTGCAGAGGAATTTAGCTTTTTAGCCATGTCTTCGTTATCGAGCATCGCTTTTAACACATCCTGCAAAATCTGACCTGTGATATCCTGGGTTGGATTTGAGTAGATGTACTGCTCAATCAAGTCCTTTATTTCTTGTGTTGTCATATCATATATTGTTATTTATACGAATTGTTAAAATCATTATCGTCAAATGAGTTAGTTTCAAAACCGATTATCTCCCAGTCAGAGTCAAAAACCGAGTGAATATCTTGTAGTCTGTAGTCTGGAAATTCCTCCGAAACACCTCCACATGTTACATCGTTTTTCACATATGCTACACCTAACTTACTGATAGTGAATATGTTATCTCTGTTATCTGCATCTCCCCATCCAACAATCATTATTTTTGTTGAGTCTGATTTAGCGTACTTACCTGACACATGTTGATTATCAGTGTTTGCGATATTTGCTTCACCCTCTACGTGTGCGTGCGAAATACCAGGAACAACTGAATTACAATCTGGGTCCTCCACAAAATTGTGTGCATCATCAAATAGATATCCGATAGCAGAAATAACTTTTTGTTCGCTTATAATAATATTGTCACCAGCAATGTACTGAGCACCACCTCCTTCAGCAGATACGTGAATGCGCTCTTGATTACCGTCGCTGTATGTAATTAATAAATTACTGTCCTCCTGTTCAAATGTAACACTGATTACTGTCTTTGTAGAGATAGCATACACTTGACCACGAACCCAAATTAGGGTATCGCAAACGCGAAGCTTGTGCATAAGAGATGTTTTTACACCATCTTGCTCACTGGTAAGTTTTACAAATTTACCAGCATCTGCTTCGGTTGCAGTGATAAACAACAAAGTGTGCTTATCAATTTTTTGAGTGTACTCATCTAAAAAGGATTGTGTAAATCCACCCATACCGTCTACTGATGTCATGAATACATCACCATCAAGTTTGAAGATATTGGTTAGACCACTCAGTCTGTAAAATTTTCTAGCTAACATATTGCAATGTGTTATTATTCTTTTCAATAATAAAAAAGTGAAGCGGCAAATTACATATCCTTAAAAATGGTAAAAAAGAGATTTTTTAATATTTATTATTGTCTATAAATATATAAAGCAAGAAATGTCACAAGGTAAGTGTAATCTGTTGAAACCGGTGGATAGTTTGACGGGAACATTTTTTATGTTCTCTCAGTACACACAGGATTTGACAAAACAATATACACAAAGCGATAAATATCGTTGTATACCAAGCAAATTTGCAGCATTAAATCTCAAACTAACTGATATTGATGAGACTAAGTTGGGAGAGATTTTCCAGAACTACTTTGAGAATGCTTGCACATTTTTGCGCAGCGCAGACAGCGATAAATGGTCACCGGTTAGTTCCCGTACACTATTGTTCCAAACTCTTCAGAAGTTCGGAATGATGGAAGTGACTGACCAGAAGATAGAAGATGATGGTACTATCAGTGGTATCTCAAAACAGCTTCAGTATATTGGCGATATCAATTTATACTCATACGAAGAGTTGAAAGACGGTATGGGGTATAACGAGATTTACTGTTATATTCCGAATGATGCGAAATGCAAAGACTACCAACTATCCGCACCAGAACCACAAGACGGTCATATCTATCCTTTTAGCTACATTTGCGGCTACGAAAATCAAACATCATACAATAACCTAAGTTGGTCAGTTGACGGATATACAGACAAAAAGAATGGTGCTGAATTAGTATATTGTGTAGGTAAGCATGGTGATGAGTTAATCAATTATTCATTCATTCCCCAAGTTATCGGTAATCACAATGACAGTTATGACGAGCAGTCTAACGACCCAGTTCGAAGTGACGTGACAGAATTTCCTGTGAATGCGATTTTGGTGATGTACGATATTGTAAGCAAGAATGGAGCAGAGGATGACCAAGTGTTATTCCACGATATTCCGCTAGGTATTTACTTCACTGGAAAACCTGTTGATGGAGAGATGACAAACACCATCACAAAGTACATTCAATCTGATGAAGTGTACAATCAGGGTACATCTTATGGTTTGCGTATTTGCTCTCGTTTCTTGAGTCATCCGAACTCAGTTGAAGCAGTAGAAGTAGCAGCAACCGGAAGCACGAACATCTCTGAAATCGCACCGCTTCTTGAAAAGATGGGTGAAACACTTGCTGCTGTACAAGATGTTGTCGCACAAGACGACAAAATGTACAACCTAGTAAAAGACCACCTCGCTAATTTCAAGAACAATACGGTCAATGTCCCATACGTACGTCAAGTCGGAACCAAAAAATATTGGTTCGTAAACGGTAAGAACACTGGCGCAATTGCTCAATACGAGATGGCCGGCGTAGATGATATCATCAAAGCTGTCACTGAAACTGTATTAGAAAGTGTGTACACGAAAGAACAAATCGGCACTATTCTAAACAATTACGTGTCAAAACAAGACTTTGACATATCAGGTCTTGCGACAAAAGAATATGTGGATGCTAAATTTGATGAGTTAGCGCAATCGTTGAAAGTGTATTTACAAAGTGAATAACAAAAAAGAGGAGCAGTGATTGCTCCTCTTTTTCTTTAGAACGGACTTTCGTCAAATGCACAATCGAAGATAGACTCAATACTCGTCTCACCTTTCTGAAGTTTTGCAAGCGCACGATAGTTACTCTTGATATACGAGATATCAAACTTCTTGTACTCTACCGAGTCCATCACTTGCTGTATGTCTTCAGGAATTGTTTTCTCATTCAACCACACAAGTACTCGGTTGTAATCAAACATCTGTTGTGCATGGTCTGTATTGATTGAGTACTTTGAGTATTTGCCAGACTTCGCAATAGACTCCACAATCTGCTGCTTTGATGCGAAGAACTGGTCAAGCGATGTGATACCGAGTTGTGACTTCACTTTGTGCCATTCAGCTTCCGATACACTGTATGTTTTGTTACCTTTCTCTACTCTGATGATTGACTTGATATTGTCACCTCTATCGCCGCACACTACTTTGTCCTCTACAATGTCAGCAGGGTCAATATATGTTACTGCTTGTGCGATAGCGCGTATCGCGTCTAAGTCACGATTTGAGTTGTCCACCATCATGAACATATCAATCTCGTCTACTGGTGTGTCGTTCAACTCAGTAGGAAGAAAAAGACCTGGAAGTCCAGACTTTTGCTGTTCGTTGAACCAGCAAGTGAAAGCACCATTGCGAGTTTGTACGAGTTGCTTCAAGTCGCAGTCAGATGACCAGATGATACAGTTAGTTCCCTGGTTGTTTAGCTTACGAGACCAGTGTTGAATCCAGTCATCTCCTTCAACGCCAGGTGCTTTGCTGGTGGTGATACCGAGATTTGATGCAGTTTCAACGATGTCGTCCAGTGCTTGATAGATATATTTCCAATCTACTTCACTATCCTTCACACGGTTGCCTTTGTACACCTCTTCAAAGAAAGGTGGCTTTTCAATTCGCTTTCGCCAAGAACCTCCATCAGCTACAAGCACGATGTTATTAACTACACTGTCAAACTTGTTGATAATGAGGTTGATTGACTTACAAAGTAAATCCTCAAGTTCGGCGGTGCCTTCTAATTTTGTTTTTTCGTCATTTTCGACGTTAAATAGAGACTTCACTGCAAACAGCCTACTCATGAGCAGCCAGTTGCCATCTATAAGCAATGTTGTATTCATATCAGAGGTAATATATGAAAACAAACAGACAATTTAAGAAGTTAAAATAGTATGAAATCAGCATTTATTATTTAACAAATTGAAATAACAGAACAAATATGTCTTTACCACACATAACTAATTCGGAAGCTGGTCGCAACTTGTACGACCCTTCACACAATTGTATATACGAGGTTTATGTAACTCTTCCTGCAGCTATTCGTGCTGAATTTGCTCAAGACGAAGCAGTTATCACCGAGCATATACTCAAAATCAGTGGTCTAAGCGCACTTGACAAAGGCCCTGGTACTGTACAACAGAAGTTCATGGGTACTACTCGTACTTTCGTTGCTCCTAAGATTGACGACACCTCTGCAGAATTGAAGATGGACCTCACCCTCAACTTGAGAAATGGTACCGACAACTATATCTACAGACTCTTCAAAGCTTGGAAGAATTTGAACTACGACCTTGAGAGCGGTACAATCGTACTCAAGAAGGACTACGTTGCTGACTGGTTGCGCGTTGTTGTTGCAAACCGTAGAGGTGATGTAATTCGTGACATCGTATTCAAGGACGTCATGCTTAAAGATAACTTGGAAGGTCTTGATGAGTTGGATTACTCTTCAAACGAACCACAACAGCTTTCAGTTTCATTCGTATCTGACTGGTGGAAAGAGGTTAATGCAAATTAATTCAGTACCCTACAAAAACAAAAAAGAGAGTGACAAAATCACTCTCTTTTTTACGGGTATTCGCAGCGAATTAAAGGTCAATAGGTTCATTCTCTTTAACAGGCTTTACCGGTTCAAGCATCTGACGACGCTTGATAATCTCGTTATGACGGTGTCCCATTGCGATTTGGTATGAAGTGTTCTTGCCGTAATCCTCAATCAGTGGGTCAAGGTACAAGTCAATCATCTTCATGTCACGGATAGCCTCCTTACCTTTTATCTTGATTTTACCAAGGATACGGATAGTGCTGTCAAGTACACCATGAGATACTGATACGGTTTCGCTATCATTACCCCAGATGCGGCACAATTCGTAGATGGTAGGAACCAATTCCCAGTTAATCTCAAGATTGCAGATGTAGTAGATGAACTTGCTCTGGATATCCTTGCGCTTAACGTCACGTCCTTCAAAGTGTACCTGTTCTGGAAGCTTGTACTCTACATTATTCACATACTTGTCAAACTCGTCCATCTCTTCAAGAATAATCTTCTCTTGTTCGTCAAGTTCTTCAAGTTTTGAAATATTTGATACCTTTTCTGCGTATTCGTCAACTTCCTTCTGAAGCATAATCTGGAAGTCCTTAGTAAGCATTTTTGAATGCTCTTCAATGTACTCTTTTACCATGTATTGTTGTTTTTTATAAAATGCTAATTAATATGAGTGCAATTATTGCGACAAGCAACAGTGCACCTGTGATTTTCAATATTCTTTTTGTTCCTTTCCAAAAATCAAACCAAGCGATGTTAGTCAAAGTGATAAGATAATTGTAGTTGTTATCAAGCTTTTTTATGTCATATACTAATATATCAAAAAGATTGTGGTTTTTTACGAAATTGTCTGCTGCAATCATGTGTTCAATCACCCACTTGTTTGCGAAGGAGTCAGTGTTTGTTCCTTTCTCATCGTATTCAAATATGCGAGATTGTGGGTCAATAACAACCGGATTAATCACAGCATATATAGTGCCAATCCAGTTTGTTTTGAAATTCACTTTGTGATTAGGAGAACTGAATATGTTAGAAAGGTTGTTCAGTAGGTCTTCCTCTTTCAACACCTCTTTTATTATTCGTTTGTATCGGATGTAATTTATCAAGTCAGTTATATACATACGCGCGTATAATATATTGTGATGATATAATACCGAACACTATATCAGCTTTTTTAACATTACGTAAAAAACTTTTTATTTTTACTTTTCGCTCTTTTATTATTGAATTAAGTTAACAACAAGAAAATGAAGGTATTCTCACAAATATCAGAGAGTGTTGCGAATGGTAATTTCGCACTTACTCAACAAGAATTTGATTCCTATAAAGCTGCTATTGAAAAGACCAAGCGCTCTAAGGAGTTTACTCGTTTGATGTGGCTTGTTGCTCAGTCTCCTATATTCCTTGACAATGAAAATTTGCAAAAGGTAATCAACGGTAAATTTTTCAAAGAAGTAGACGAGACTACTCAAAAAGACATTCAGCGCATCGCAAAGAAAATCGGCGATGAGGTAAAGATACTTCCACAAATGCTTTCTGCAGAACAGAGAAAGTATGTGATTGATGGTGTTATTGACCCTAACGACTTGACACTTGATTTGGAAACTCCGAAAGGCCGTGACGCAATCGCAAAGAAGTATGTGCCATTGGTAGAGAAAATTGTAAAACAGTTCATGGGTAAGAGCAATTTTGACAAAGAAGAGTTGCGCAGTTCTGCTCTAGTAGGACTTGTAAACGCTATGAACGATTACAAAAACCCGGAAGAGATGGTACAAGCCGGTAAAGAAGGTCACCAATCTTTCACTCAGTATGCAGCATATCGTATCAAACAGCAAATCATGAAAGATATGACTGAATTTGGCACACAGGTTAAGATTTCAAACCACTATCGTAAGAAACTTGCTGCAAATGATAAAGTTGCATACAAAGATTTCTCAATGGACCAGGTATTCAGCAGTTATGAAGATGGTGAACCGATGAGCATTGACCGTTTCTTGGGCCTCAGCGAAGAGGATGACCAGTTCTCATATCGTGAAAAACAAGAGTTGTATAAGAAAATGTTCAAGCGCATTGAGAGCAAGTTCTCATCACGCGATTGCAATATGTTCTATCGTGTTTGGGGTATCAACGGTTACAAAGCAGAGAAGGTAAAGGACCTTGCGAAAGAGTACGGTATCAGCGCTCCTGCTGTAACACAAGCTTGCGGCCGTATTTTGAAATTCGCAGCTGCAGACAAAGAGATACAGTCATACAAAGACGCATTTGAGTCATTGATTGAAGAGTACATTTTCACTAAGCTGTTCGAGGTGTACAGTGCACCTAAACAGCAGATTATTGAAAGTCTTATCTACGATGACTTGTATGTACTTATTGAGAGCATCAACAAATGGAACTCAGCTGATAAATTTCAGAAGGCAGTAAACAAAGCAACTGACCATTTGAATATTGATGATGCGCTCTATATATACAAATTGATTGCTGGTGATTTGAATATGAGTACTGGTGATTTGAAAAAGTATGCTGCACCTATCGTGGCATTCCTTCAAAACTTGTACCCAGAAAAAGGTTTTAAGAAATCTGATATCGCAAATCTCTATACAGAGATGTCACAATTGGCTGACGCTTCAAGAAAATGGCAAATTAAATGGTAAATTGAAAAAAAAACATAAGATATGAATTTTGTAGAATTTTTACATGAGAGTTTGAAAACACAGGATATTTACGAAGCAGAAATCAAGGATGAAAAAGCATTCCGTGAATATGCACACAAGAAACTAGAAGAAGTATTCGGTGAAGAGTATGACGAGGATAAGGCCGATGAGATGGTTGACGGTATTCTCGACGATAACAAAGAACTTGTTGAAAAAGGTGATTGGGGTGCACTTGTAGGTGTTCTCAACAAGGGTGTAGCAAAACAATAAATTTTATGACCGATTTAACTGATTTTATTTCAGAGCAATATAATCCTGCTTTTAATAAAGACCATAATAAGGCACTAAATTCAGTAATGAAGATGTGCGAAAAACTTATCAAAAATGGAATGAAGAAAGAGGATGTTATTGCAATGTTGGATGATATCAAAGCATCTTTATAAGTAAAATAAAAGTATATACATGCTGACATTCAGTGATTTAATAAAAGCAAATGTTGCTCCAGCACCATACGAATTTGATGTAGTGACCACCACCGGTCTTGATAGAATGATTATCAACTACAACAATATCTGGGGCTGTGTAACCGACACACACATGAGCAAAGGTGAAGATGGTACTTACTATATCACCGGACAGCTTTTCAGAAACCCAGATATGACGGATGACCTGTTGGTGTCTGAGTTCTGGGGAGGTTATTGCTTCAAAGACTCGTCTGTAGGTGCTCGCAGTTTGGAACAATATCTTGAAAGCTTCGGTTATAGCGCATGTCGTGCTGTCAAGAACGGTGACGATGTACTTATGCTTGTACCGATAAAAATTGAAGAAGAGTAATGACAATTGAAGAACTATTTGGCACTCTACAACAAAGTTTTGTAGAGACTTGGAGAAAGCACTTGAAAACTCCCAAATACAGTGCACATAAGGCACTCAATGAGTTTTACGATGAGATGCCTGATTTAGTTGACCAACTGATTGAGGACTATATGGGTATCAACGGTAAGGTAGAGGATTACAAGAACTTGCTTGACGCTGAGCAAAAAGACGAGGTAGCATACCTTGAAGAGTTGCGCAAGATTTGCAAGGAAGGTCGTGAATTGCTTGAAGACTCAGAATTGGAAAGCGATATGGACTCAATCCTTTCTCTTATTGATGGAACTCTTTACAAACTCAAAGAATTGAAGGAGTCTGTTGGTGTACGTTCTCTACAGCAGTATTTGACTGAAGCATTAGAAGTTAACGAGTCATCAAAAGGCGATGAGAAAGTTCTCTGGGCATTTATCAAAGCACTGAAACTCACAGGTCGTGAACGCAGTGAAAAAGATTTTCTTTCAGCTATGGAAGAGGAAGGTGCTCCGTTCAAAAACAATGCAGAAAACATCCGTGACACATTCTATGACTTAGCAGTAAAACTGCAAGATTTAAGTGATGGAAAGTGGGGTTCAGATGATAACACTGAATACACTTCTTGGGCAGTTGTAATGTCCGGTGAAAAAGCATACAAGTCAGTATTGAAAGATATTAAGTCTGGAGTTGCTTATCGTCACGGCGAAGAGTTCGCATACGCTCTTAACACCTGGGTAGATGGTGAAGAAGATGATGAGGATTAAGTGATTGATTTTCGTACAAAAAGAAGAGGCACTGGTTAATTTCCAGTGCCTTTTTAGTATGTTAATATGTAATCTCTATCGCTTATGAAACGACTTCTCACTACCCTCGTTGTTCTGCTCACCCTCGGTGTTGTTCTCGTCTCTACTCCGAACGCTCCGCTTATTAAGATTGCGAAGCCTAAAGAACAACCGGTGCTCGTGCTGATTGACAGCTGCACCATTGCCAATATATACCACGCTATCCCGAAAGAGTGCGACAACGACTGCGCTCATCCCGCTAACCCGCGTTTCACGATTGACTTAGAGAAACCCCAAGAACACCGCATCATCGCAATGGAGCGCACAATGCGAAAGAAACACAATCTCAACTGGGGCGACATTGTTTACATTGAAGGCACTGACCACGACGGCTATTGGCAAATTCAAGATGCGATGGCAAGCAGGTTCAAAAATCAGTCACGAATTGACTTGCTGGTAGCGAACAATATTCACTATGGTCTGTGGAGAAATGTGAAAATATACAAAGTTACTGGTTCCGATAAGTTGTTAGACAAAATTCGCTCAGAACACATGTTAGGTTCTCTGTAAAGCCATAAAATAACCCGCTTGAGTATTTCATCAGGCGGGTCTTTTTATGGGGTTAAAATCAAAGTTTGCTTATTACATTCTCTGTAAGTATGCAGAACTTATATCCTTTGTCTTTACAACGCTGCTCAATCTCTTTCCACTTTGCGCAGTTCGTTATCCACGCACGCGCTGCCCACGAGTTCTCGTTTGTAGGAAGGACAGTTTGATTTTGTGGTTTGATTTCAACTACAAGCTTTTCGCCAGTATTGAGTTCAACAACAAAGTCTGGGTAGTATCGGTGTTGTTTCTTGTCAAGAGGGTTGTAGTACGGTATTGCGATACACTCACTTCCCCAAGCGACAACTTTAGGACTTCTCTCACACCAGAATATGAACTGTCTTTCCCAAGAGGAACGGTAAATAATCGGTTCTTTTTTCAGTTCCTCGTACAGCTTTTTGCAAGACTCTGGATTTATATAACCTTGTTTGAAACGACCATTCTTTTTAGGTCGTAATTGCTTGATATCCATATTAGAAGAAGTACCAGCGATTATTCTTTGGGTTGTGTTCAATTTGTTTTCTTGAGGACAACAAAATAAATCTTACCCCCGGCATAGTTGCAAATATCTTATCACACTCCAAGTCTATCGCGTAAGGGTCTTTTGTAGTTTTTTGAAGTTTTGTAAGTTTTTTCAAAATATCTTTTGAAGCAGGAGTGTTAATTATATCTAGTTTTCGTACATTCCCGATTATCTTCAAATTTGCAAGGTCAGACACGTTTATCTGTGTATTTTCAAAAACTACTGTTTGTGTATTTTCACATTCTAACTCTAAATGCTTTATTTGTTTCATATCACTATTTGCCCCATGTATACAAAACGACTCACCTATCTTGATAGGAACATCCATATCTATACCATTGAAACCATTTCCTGTTGCGTACAAGTGGTTCACAAACTTTGGAAGCTGCTCTTTTTTAAGATAACCCTTAGAATATGCGAGATACAAATCTTTCGCATATAATACCCGACTTATTTTGCCAAATTTTATATAACTTGGAATATGCTCAAAATCAACATCATCAAACATCATGTTAAAAAATTCTTTATGACATTCAATCTCGTTATTTGAATTGATATCATACAACGACACAATGTTCTTATCACACCAATCTTTGATTGCCTGATATACTCCTGTTTTTGTACTACTTATTATACTCTCTTTAAGACTTATCATACTTGTTCAATGTAATTCAGTACCGCGTTATAGTGTACATCAACAATAATATCTTTACCTTCTTCCGATTTCAAAAATTCTACATCCTCTTTGTTGTCTTGGAACATATTCTCTGTGAGTACTGCAGGGCAATTACTACCACGAAGAATTGCGAAGTTAGCCTCCCAGTATTTGCCTGAAGGGACACTTCTATTACCTTTCAAGTTGTAGTTCTCTGCTTGTTCATACAACAATTGTGCAGCCTTGATTGATTTTTGTGATGCGCTGTTTGCAACCCAACCAGACCAACCGGTTGCGCTCTTCCACTTACCATCACCCCCAGCAGCATTGATATGTACAGAGAGCAGCAAACACTCTTTACCAGATGCTTTCGCTTCACGACATATTTTGTTAATACGTTTAATGCGGTTGTCGGTCCCTCTATCAAGCGGAATATCTTTCTCTTCTGGTACAAGCAATTGCGCCTCAATATCATTGCTCAAAAGCTTTTTGTAAAGACGGCATGCTATTTCACGAGTCCACTGCCATTCGTACAGTGATTTATCCGGTGCGCATTTACCAGGAGTGTTACTTCCATGACCATTATCAATAATTACTACTAAGTTCTTCATAATCAATTAGTTAATTTTAATTTACAATATTATTCTGAATGACTTGTGCAAGAATCTTGACCATTTTCTTGATATCGTCAACACTTTCTTGCAATTCAGACAAGTCAACTGTTTGTTGTTTATTATCATTATTTGCTTTTTCAACATCAGATATACCTGGTTTAGCAGCTTCGGTTGAAGCAGATTGTGTTGAAGTTGATAATTTGCTTTCAGAGATAGTCTTCAACGAACCAGAGATTTTGTCAAGTGTTTCAACAACTTTGTCATTGAGTACATCAGCAAGCTTTTCAAAGTTACCATTGATAGACTTACTGAAATCGGCCATCTGTCCGAACATCTCGGTAACACTCTTGATTTTGTCAACGTTCACAGAATTTGACTTGTCAATGAACTTTGTCAGGTTGTCAACATTTGTCTTCACTTTTGAAGTATCCATCTTCTCAATAGCACTGACAGTAGTGATATAATCAGTGAGTGTTTGCAATGGAGATTTCTTTTTCGGGTCTTCCCGAGCAGGAGTAATGCCGTTGAAAGTGTCAACAATTCTCTTGAACGGTTCGGTTGTCTTCTCTACTTGTTTGATATTGTACAGCGCAGCGTTAATTGTCTTCATATCAATCAACGCAGCAGAGTCAATCACCTTTTTGAAAGTTGGGTATTTAATACCGAGAGGACCTTTCTTCCAAGAGGTCTCAATATGTGAGTTTTCGTTGAACAAAGAGTCCATCATATTTGCGTAACCGACAATGATAGTTTGTATCTTTGCGATACCGTCACCAATCATCAACTCATCAAATGATGCAGCAGTCTTGATTGAGTCTATCATACCAGTAAGACCTGAACAAGAGTTGTTAATCAACTCCATATTCTTGATTGCTTTCTTATCAAGATTGTCAAGAATTGAGTTGATTTCATCGCTCGCCATAGCCTTAATAAAGAAAGTCATGATATCAACTACGCGATTTTCTGCCTCTTGTAATTCTGTCTCATTGAGTATCTTGTAATGAATTGGGTTACCGCTCTTGTCAAACTCGTCGGCAACACTCAATACAGCAACACCCTTGATTGCATCAACCAAACCTCCGATGTGGCCGCATGCGTCAAATATCAACTGCATCTTCTTGATAGAGAGCTTGCTCATATCTTCAATTGAAGAGAGCAAATCTTTATTTGACAGTGCACTAAGAATTGTAGTGGCAATTATCGCTACATTCTTTGAAGCATTGATAAAATCAGATGTCTTCATAGACTCAAAGTGAGTAGGTTTACCATCCTTGTCAAATGCAGTAGGAACTTTCAACGATGCTACATTTTGTACAACCTGTGCCATTATACCGATGTGCTCTGTGATACTTGCAAGCTTTCTAATCTTCCAACTTGCTTTGATACCGATATTGTCAAGTGCGCTTTGAGAAAGCGGGTCAAACTTCACTTTACTTCCATCCGGCAACAGGATTTCTTGTGCTTCATCAGCGAACAAACCAGAGATAATGCTGCAAATAGCAACAGCGCCAAGTGCTGCTTTCTTGAAGTCGTCAGCAGTAATTGTCTGCCACTGCTTTCCATTTCCTTTCTCATCAAACTCAGTAGGTATCTTCAAGTTTGCGATATCTGAAATCACTTTAGCCATGATACCTAGACCTACTGTGATAAATGTGAGTGATGCCATCTTGGCGGATGCTTCAAGAAGTTGTTTTGTAGATACCAAATCGCAAATGCTTGAAACCACACCAGTCATCATACGGATAGGCATTGTGATAGTGTCAATATTATCTTCAGTGATACCGAGATTTTGTATCATCTCAAATGTCTTGACCATCAACATCATTGCTGTAGACATACCAAGCATTGCTCCGGCGATAAGCAACATTCCGAATGCACCTGCCTCCACAAATGGTGCAACAGCAGGAATGCCTAGACCGATTGCGAGAGCGGACATAGAACCGACAATAGCAAGGAACATTCCGATACCACTCCAGGTAAGTTTCTCTGATGCATCAGAAATCAAGAACATACAGCCAACCATCGCAAGTACAGCGATTGTGAGTACAAATACTGTCTTGTTACCTTTGTCAACCAATTTAGCAGCGTAACCAATACCAATAATTGCAGCGGTCAAGATAGTCATCATTGCGAATACTTGAATTATACCTGCCCAATCATCATTTACAATATATGATACCGCAACGATAATCAGTGTTGTAAATGCCAATATTGCTACAGCTACTGCTGCGTACATCAATGATTTAGTGCCTTCTTTTATCCATCTTGATGCAAGAGCAACACCCATAAATACAACTGTCAATATTCCAATGTATGCTGCAACTTTTCCGATTGCTTCCCACTCTTCATTGATAAGTTTACCAGCATGAACCAACAATACAACCGTCATAGCAAGCGCTGCAATTGCTGCAGAGATATAAAGAATACCTTTGTTTAGGTTAAGTTCTTTCATACCTTTTACAAGATAACCTACACCAATGAATATTATTGCAACAACCCCAAGATATGATAGCACCATTTGAAAAGCTGGTGCGCTCTCAGCAATAAGTACACCTGTAAGTACAAACAATACTACACTCATTGAGAGTAATGCGACAGACATGCTTAGTACATGTATTGTTTTATCTGCCCGCCTCAATTTCTTGAGAGTGTTATAATCAAAAAGAAGAGTAAATATAAACACAAATCCGCGTAGCGCTAACAGTGCGACTGTAGCAGCGATGAAAGTCAAACCGAAACCAGACACCAATGTGAACTCAAGAATTCTCTTTGAAATAGCAGTCAATAAGTACGCCATAAAAACTAATTTTTTGATTGCTATATTGTTAATACTCATTGATTTTATTCTGATGAACACACAGAAATTCACAATCTGCTCAATACTACCCAAGAAATGTTTTAATGCGAAACGCGCTTTGATACCTCCGAAAAATCCGAGTTTAAGATTACTCAACTCCTTAGAAAGTCCTACAAGGCTTTTTATCACATCAGTGAGACCATTCAGTGTATTTGATACTGATTTCAATGAATGTGCATTAAGCTTTGCATTCAGAATTACTTTTTGTATGTCTTTCACTGCATTAAGTTCAGACTCAAGCAATTCAACAATATTTGTAGAAGATAATCCTCCTCGCATTCTTTTGTATATATTAGGTAAATAATAAAGTTCGCTTCTAACTTATTTTATTATAGTTAAAAAACGATATAAATATGGGCGCAGGATTTTTATTTCTGGCAACATTCTCTGCATTAGCATTTTTATCTGGTGAAACTAAGGGTGCAGGTAAAGTAAAATCATTACTTGTTGGCTTGTTCGGCATAAATGCGATGAAAGAGAAATTACATAGCTGGAAAATATTTAACAATGATAGCGATAAGGATATTGCTTCTATGGAGAAAGAACTTCATAGTTTATTGAAAAAGAAGCCTGAAGAGTTATCTCCTAACGATAGAAAGAGAATTGAAGAAATCAGTAATAACCCCAATATAAAGATTGATGAATGCTTGAATGAAAAAGAAAGAGAAGCATTCGAATCAATAACTGGTAAATCTGTATCACAAGCAAAAGAGGATGGAGTTAACAACGTTCTTCTAGCGTCTGTTGCTGCCGGTATCAAGGTTGCAAAATCACCACAAACCGACCCTAAAGTACAAGAACAGTTCATAAAGGATATTTTGCCGATGTTCTTCAGCAAAGATGGTAAATTACTATCTTCCGAAGAGATTATAAATAATTTCAACAACAAAGCTAAAGACGATGAATGGCTTAAAAATATTCAGAAACAAGTAAAAGAGGCCGTGGCAAATACGGAAGGTCTCGAACAACTTTATAAAATAGTTGGTATTATCACTAAAGAGGATATAACTGCTGCTCAAAAAACTGGAAAAGAGTTGACTTCTAGAAATTCAACACAAATTGACAAAGAAATTGAAGAACTACAAAAAGAGAAAAAAGAGTTAGAGAATGACAAAGACAACTCTAACATTTTTGAGAAATACAAAAATTTTGAGTTCAAAAATGTCAAACCCGGTGATTTAGATTCAGGTGATGAAGAAAAGAAGAAAAGAGCAATAAAAGAATTAGAAGATGCAAATCTTGATGTTGAAGTATATAAAAAATATTGTGTTGCGAAGTCAGAGAACGGAGATAACGAAACAAAGATAAAAGAAGCAATAAACGACGACTTAACAAAATCAAGAGAAAAGCGAATACAATCAATTGAAAAAAATATTGCTAAAAAACAAAAGGAACAGGTAAATAATGTTTCAGGCAAACCTGAACCGAATGGCAAACCTGAACCGAATGGCGAACCTGAACCGAATGGCAAACCTAAACCGAATGGCGAACCTGAACCTAACTCTCAAAGAGAAAATCCAGATAAATTGTGGAAATTCGTTAAAAACAAAAATGGAAAAGGCGGACACTATGTAAGTAAGAAAAATAAAGATGTAACAATCTCTAAAAAAGAATTTATGAAGAGAAAAAATAGTTACAAAGCATACATTGAAAGACACAAAAATGAGTCTTCAATAAGTGATTTTTTGAACGATAAACTTATTGTTGAACAATTTGTACCGGTAGATATTTCCGATTATTTGAAGAGTTTCTTCAATTAAACCGAAGGAGGTTGGTAAATTCCAACCTCCTTTTTTATATGTTTCAGTTGTACGCGCTCTCATGTACGCGTGTATAATATTGTACGTGCACCAGTAAAAGTGCACATGTATTTTCATATATTGAATATGTAAACAAATTCACAATACAAAATGAAAAAACTCTTCAAATCAAAAAACAAAATGCTGTGCGGTGTATGCGCAGGTATCGGTAAGTATCTTGAAGTAGACGGTACTATCATTCGTATCATTTATGCTCTACTCAGTATTTTCTCAGGATGTTTTCCCGGTCTGCTCATCTATTTGGTTCTCGCACTGATTATCCCTTCAGAAAACAACTAAAACAACTAAAATATGGATTTATTCAACAAAAAGAAAGTCGCAGCACTACAAGAAGAATTGTCTCTTGCAACTGCAAAACAGGAAGCAACCGCTAAGCAGTTAGCCGACCTCCAAGACAACGTATTGAAATCGTATGAAACTCTGACCGCGTATTTCCGCCCGAAGTATGTGAATAAGTACTTTAAGTACACTACCACACACGACGAACTTCGCTTCCGAGTAAACGATTTGAAGTACTCTGCAGGTTTTGTAGAACTGAACGTTACCACTCAATCTGGTGGTGAAATTCAGCTGGTAATCTCTGTTACCGCTCTCAAGAACCTCACTATTATCACTCGCAAAGATTTCATCGGAGAGGAGGCCAGTAAGTAATGGTACGTGAAGAATGGCTTAGACACGCCGTAGAGATGCTTGACGGCGATTTGTTCAAAAGTGGGCTTGACCTGCTTGTAAATGAGTATCAGATTGGTGTCGGTTGGACCAAGCGCAATCGGGTTAGCGAAGTGCTGTTTCCGTATGATGGTGCTGATGTACAGCTTGACGACTTCTTCCCGAACACTATCAATGTAAGCATTACTTGCAAAGACACGAAAGAGATGCTTGCAAATATCGCATACTCGTGCATTCAGTGCTTCTACGGAATACGCTCTACCAAGAACAAGAAGTTCAAAACTTTGGCAGAGAGTTTCTATTTTGATGCTCCATACAGCAAGTGTACACCGTCTCCTCACTTGATGGACATCATTGACAACGTGTATAAGAAGATGGTCTCTCAGTATGGAGAGTTCCCCGGCAAGGCAGTTGTTGTACACAAGAAAGAGAAGTCTGAGAAGGGCAAGGGTAACACAATCAAGATGTTCTGTTCGGAGTGTGGTTACGAAATGAAGACCACCCGAAAGATGTTTGAAAAGCACGGACAGAAGCTTCCTACCTGTGTATGCGGTGCAAAGATGGCGCTTGACCTCGAGGAGGAAAATACAGATGGTGCTGAATGAAATCTCCGAAAATCAAAATCCCGGAAATAGACTTGAAGACATTTGCTGCAGAGAGTCTGAAAATTGACCCATTCTGGAATGATTTGATTGAAGAAGGAGACAAATCATGCAAAAGAAAACGTAAAAGAGCGAGATAACTTCTCGCTTTTTTACTATAACTAGTTTATTACCAATGAAATACATAATTTTATCAGATACACACTTTGGAATTAAGCAGAACTCTGTGACATGGATGAACTCACAACTTGATTTCATGTACAAAGAGTTGATGCCCTACATAAAAAAGTTGCGTTCATCAGGAGAGCAAGTTGCTGTTATCCACTGTGGTGATGTGTTTGACAGCAGAAGTTCAATCAATCCATTGGTAGCATCTCGTGTGCGACAAATGTTCAAAGACTTGTCTGTTGCGACAAACCACGAGATATACATTGTTGCTGGAAATCACGATTTTTACTCTCCTAACGACGACTCTATCACTGCACTGAAACTGCTGCTTAACGACTTGCAAGGTGTAACTCTTGTGATTGACAAACCGTATGAATTAGAGGCAGGTTATTTAGTACCTTGGTATGTGTTCATGGACAAGCAGCAGATGAAGATGATTACAGAGCGTCATCCGAAGAGAATTTTCTGCCACACCGATTTGCTGCATCTTGAAAGCGATTATATCAATATGCTTAAAGGAATTGATGTGTACTCAGGACACATCCATACTCCGCACCGCTCTGGGAACCTAATCACTCTCGGCAGCACATTCGCTTTGACATTCGCTGACTGCAATGCGAAAAGGGGTTTTTACATATTAGATGACAACACCAATCAACTTGAATTTCGTGCAGCAGAGAAAATTATCCATTTCTGGCGCTTTCACAACCAAGAGATACTGTCTATAAACCCAAAAGATATCAAAGGTGATTATATTGAGTTGTATATTGACAAGACACGGCTTACGCTTGACGAGTACTCAAAACAGATATCTCGTATAACCGCATCTGCGAAAGAGTGTCAAGTGATGCCTCCGACCGAAGAGCAAGTAATCAGCGAGTCCATTGTGTTTGAGAACTACAACATTGAGCAGATATGCCGTCAGAACATACCTGATAATCTGTTGGAGAAATTTGAACAAATCGCACAGTAAAATTTAACAAATTGAATAGTAGCTACTTATAATAGTGAAGTAAAATAAACACATTATATAATGAGTAAAGAAGAAAAATCATTTGAAAGCCAAATCGGTAACTTGGGTGGCGACCCCAACGACTCAATGGTTGGAAAGAAAATCAAGGTACCTGGCGCAAGACAAGACCTTTCAGATGAAGAGTCATCAGAGTTTGAACAATTTTTGCAGCGTTCTCGCAGCAATTCAAGAATTGTACCAACTGATGATACTCCGAACGAGGAGGATGCACCACCAGCTGTAATCAATGTAAGAGACGGTTGGAACCCTATCCCACGCGCCGCTTTGGGAGAGCGTGCAAAATTCTATCCGGAAGATTGGCAGTTCTATGTGAAGTCTGCTACTGTAGAGGCAATCAAGAACTGGTCAGCAATTGACGAAGAGCAAGCAGACTCGGTAAACAGCACATTGGATGAGATTATCAGAAGCTGTGTAAGTATCAAGACATCCGCGGGTAATGTACCTTGGAACCGAATGAACAGTTGGGACCGTTTCTGGTTCATTTTGAAAGTACGCGAGTACACATTCCACAATGGCGAGTCTAAAATCTCTTACGAAGATGAATGCTCTGAGTGCAATGAAAAAATCACATTCAACCTTGATTGCGATTCATTGTATTACGAGTTCCCTTCAGAGGACATTATGCACCAATGGAATGCTCTTGAGCGTTGCTGGTACATCAACCCCAAGGATTACGATGTAGACCACCCTACTGTCAAGTTGTACGTACCGACACTTGAGAAGGATGCTGCTATTCTTGATTTCGCTTTCATGAAAGCACGCGAAGCACGTGCAAATAAGCAGAAGAATTTGCCGAAAGTACTGAACCCGGTATTCTTGAAGTACCTACCTTGGTTGCTTCCTAAAGCACCAAAGGACGAGAAGGTATTTGAGAAGTTTGTCAATGACTGCAAAGCACAGTACGACTCTTGGGACCAGTCAATGTTTGACTTCATGGAGGATGTAATAGCAAACGTGAACATTCTTCCTTCTGAAAAGATGAGAAAAATTTGTCCACACTGCGGGGAGGAAGTAGTTTCCAATGTTCAGTTTCCGCATGGACAGGTCAAGTATCTCTTCAAGACTAAAACGACTCACCGCAAGTTCGGCAGTCGTGGAGAGTGAAAAATACGATGAGCGGCCAGTCATGGAGTCGTGCATATTCCGCACATTCATGATTGACTTGCTCAATCTTATCAAAGTCAAGTGCGCGTGCGCAAAGAACTTCAATGTGGCACCTTCAGAGATTGACAGGATGCGCTACTGGGAGTACGAGTATTATGTAGAGGAAGTAAAAGAGTACATCAAGAAAGAAGAGGAAGCAAACGACAAGGATAATCCTAACAATCCTAAGACTTCAGCATCCGATATGATGCGCAAAGCGCAACGGAATGTGCCGAATTTCTCTAATATGAAATTCCCAAAAATCTAAAAGAGAGAGGTTAATTTAGCCTCTCTTTTTTCTATGTTATAGTGTAATCTTTTTGTTTCACCTTTCAACTGACTGACTTATGACTCATTCTATTGACATCGCCGCCCTGCTTTCTGAATTTGGTCCCGAAGGCCGCATCATCGGTTTCGCAAATAAGTACTACACCCTCTGGACCTACAAAATCGTCGAGGATGAGAACAACCATACGCTCCACTTTAACGCCTTCTTCAACCACAACTTGGGCCTGAACAACCCCTATCGTGACCGACTGCCGTATGACGAGAACCTCAAAGGTACTGAACTGCACATCACCTCTGGCTGTAAGGACGTGACGCCTCAGGTGTTCAAGGCCGAGCGCTTCACGATGATGCCGAACAAGGGTGACCTCATTGAGAATTGCGGTGACGCCGACCTGCTCTGCTGGAAGTACAACAAGAAGTCGGTTGACTACTACAAGACCACCGAAGAGCAGCGAGAATTGGAACTTGTCAACATCAAGAACAGGGCACTTGCTCTTGGCGCCATGTGTTTCAACGACTATCTCTACGAACCGAAGAAAGTCGCTTGCGACTGGTTCCAGAAGGAACTTGAGGTTCGCCGCCTCGCTGAACTCGGAGATGTGATTGAGAAGGAGATGAAATCCTCTATCCACACCAACGGCTTTGTCACTATCGGTTTCTACGACTTCAAATTCGCCGACTTCAAGGTTGTGCCTTCTACCTACTACGGTCGGGAATACGCAATGCCTGTTGACAAGAAGGGCAAAGCAAAGCGCATCAAGGGTAAGACCATCCGCATCAACAAATACGAGCGAGTTGTTGAACCGGAACACGAAGAGTTTGTGAAAGACTACTACGTTACCGGAGGAGGTTACATTGTCACGGTTCCCGCTCGTGAGTACTTCAAAATTATTGACTGGGAAATTGTAAAATAACATGAAAGAAATCGCAAGATACGGAAAATTCGGCGTCAGAGAAAGTGAAACTCTCCTTGGCGTATCTTATTTAGAGGTTGTCAAGTACTACCCTAACCATTATTACAACCGATATAAAGACTACACCTTTGACGAACAGGAAGGTATGTTTGTCTCCAATACAGACAATAGCATTAAGGTGTCTCCTGTTTGTTTTGTAAGCAAAGAGTGTTGTTTCTCTCTTGTGACACTAGATTGGGGTCAGTCTGATGAACCGGATTTCAAATCTGTCGGCTTAAGACCTATTACCGAAGTAAGTATTGAGGAATATCCTGATTTCAATACTGCGGTAAAGGATATGTACAACTATTACAATGCTAATCAACGCTATGCGGAAACTACCTGAACAAATTGAACCATTTTATGTGTTGATGTGGAATTTCAACAACAATAAGATAGAGTATTATGATGTGATGGGTCCTCTACTAAGGGAGTTCAAAAGATATCAAAAACATAAAAAATTATTCATCCCTTCTCCTTATCCGTACGAAGCGATATTTTCTTTCATAATTGACTACTCGCAAAGAACTTGGTGGGGCAGGTGTCAGTATGAGGTTATCGTACAATCTTGGCCATCAGGAAATGGAAATCACAAGCTTGATATCCACGAGCAAGTGATGATGAATATACACGTAATTACTAAACATTTTATCAGAGGATTATATGGCGATAAAAATTGAAACAACTGTATCAATTAACAACGATGAATTAGCGGATGTAATATCCGAAAATTGCAGCGAGAAGCAAAAGCTTGAAATAGCGAACAAGATGTGTCATTGGGGAGCAACTTACGACATGGGCTTTGTTGAAAAGATGCTTGTGATGTACGCTAAAATCGGCTTGAAGCGCATCAAGAAAAACTCTATGTTGTATAATCGCAATCGTGCATATTTCAATGCACTGAAAACGATTGCAAAACTCAAAGAGGCGAACTGATGCGAGATTGAGATAACATTTTTTAAATTTCTATTTTACAAAATACATTTTTTTCCGATTTATTTGCATATATCAAAAAAAGTTGTATCTTTGTAATAGAAAAAACAAAAGATATGAAAACTTTCGTATTTATACTTTTATCATTTGCAATTCTTTATTCTGCTGGTGTTTCAATCTACTATGCTCGCAACAAAGAATATTGTGGTTCAATTATCATTGCAGAGACAGATATTGTAACAGCGATTACTGTACAAGCAGCAACAAACTTCCTAGGTTGCTATATCGGTATGTATGTTACTGAAAAAATACTAAACGACTGATGAATACCACATTACAAGAACGAGCAATTGAGTATATTTCTGGTCCCACTACTAATAATGTAGACCAAAAATTAAGAAATTGGGCTATCAATACATGCATAAATTTTGCGAATATAGAGCGTCATTTGCTATTTGAACAGTTCGTAAAAGAAGCAACAGACTGGTTCCTTCATTTATCACCTGAAGACCACATGTACGTTACAACAGAGGACTTCAAAAAAGAAATGGAAAAAAGATTAATGAAAGATGAAAACACTGGAAGCACACCGAAGAGCACTGAATGAATTGTTTAACGGAGACTGGTTCTGCTGCATATGCGAACACTGCAACAAGCAGATTATTCTAAACTCATCTGAAGTACTTGTCAATTTATACAAACCGCAAAAATCGCTTGTTAAAGACACGCCGACTGCACTCTGGGACAATCACACAAAGCGATTTGTAAAGTGTCCACAATCGTCTGAAACTGTCCTTAAAACCGCTTTTTCCAGTTCGCCAGACCAAGACCAGATTGCATTCAAGTGTTGCAATTGTGGACACACTGTTCGGATGACAAGAAAACAGTTTGAGCAGTGTCATTGTGATTATCAAGGAGAAATGCAACCTTTTCCTTAATAAAATCGTCAATTTTGATATATTACTAAAAATGAAAAATGCTGTGTTAGTTGATAAAGAAAAAGTACGTGAGTTGCAATACGATATGCTTTTGTACTACGTGACAAACATAACTCGTGCGCAAACACTTATAAAGAGAAACAACAATCTACCTGTAGACTACCAGGAAGACCATACAAAAATAGAATTTTACAAAGACCAAATTGAGGAGTGGACGCGATTGTACCGTAGTTACGAAGAGCATCTTGGACTCAAGCACTCTAAATGTCCATTCCTTTCACAAAATTAAAAAGATATGAGTACATCAGATAAATTAGGTGACCGTATGAAAATGTACGAGAGCGTCCCAAAAACACGGCTGATGAAGAAAGTTCCTGTCATCGTCAGAATTGACGGAAAAGCATTTCACACATTCACAAGCGGATTTGAGAAGCCGTTTGATGACTTGCTTGTACAGACAATGCAGTATACCACACAATATTTGTGCGAGAATATTCAGGGATGTGTATTCGGTTACACTCAGTCAGATGAAATTACGCTCGTACTTACCGATTACAAGACTTACACTACCGATGCTTGGTTTGACTATGAGGTGCAGAAAATCTGCTCTGTAGCGGCAAGTATGGCGACAGCTGCATTCAATAAGAAATTCACTGAGTTAGTTCAGTTCAATAACAACTTTATCACTCCAGAAGATGAAGAGCACCAGAAAATCGCTGAACGACACAACTCGGCAATGCAGAAATGCGCAATGTTTGATGCACGCTGTTTCAACGTACCTATCCACGAGGTTGTGAATTGTGTTCTGTGGCGTCAGCAGGATGCGAAGCGCAACTCTATTCAGTCAGTAGGACAGCATCATTTTCCACATTATGAACTACAAGGTCTCTCTTGTGACGATATCATTGAGCGCTTGTTTATAAACGGTTATTGCAACTGGAATGAACTTCCGGTTCATTTGAAGTGGGGTACTGCAGTGTACAAGAATGATGAAGGAAATTGGGTAACCGATACCAATATGCCTGAACTAAGAGAAGACAAACAGTTCGTAGAAAAACATATCTATTTCACTGATAATTAATTAGTTACGTATGTCAAACTTGTATTTTAAGTACGGTACTATGAACTCAGGTAAGTCTATGCAGCTTATCGCGTTCGCACACAATCTGAAAACTCAGAATATTCCTTATAAAGTGATGAAGAGCGATGTTGACACCAGAGAAGGTGCAGCAGTAATTCACAGCCGTCCAATCGGTGAAATACCTTGTGAACTAATCGCAAAAGGTGACACTGTGATTTTTACACCAGACTTTGACAACCCAGTTCCTGAATGGATTTTGATTGACGAGGCACAATTTCTATCTTCCGAACAGATTGACCGATTAGCAGAGATTGTGGATATGTTCAACATCAATGTGGTGTGCTACGGATTGCGCTCTGATTTCAAAACACATTTGTTTGAAGGTTCAAAACGACTGTTTGAAATCGCCGACTATTGTGTAGAGATAGAGTCTATCTGTGGAAACAATCGCAAAAACATCATCAACGCGCGTATTGACAAGAACGGAGATATTGTCACTTCAGGCGCACAAGTGAAGGTTGGTGCTGAGGACTTATACAAAGGCATGTCAAGACATGAGTATATGGTCAAAACTCACAAGTACACAACCGATTAACCCCAGTAAATTCCGGCATAAAATAAGTGTATCTTTAAGTTCGCTTGAAGGTGCACTTATTATTTTTATGGTATACTATACCGAAATAAACAAATTTTATGAACGACGGAATAACAAGTAGAAGTATTCAGGAGTCATCTGATATGATGATTGGCGAGGGCTATCAGTTACAAGAGGGTGCGCTTGACAATTATGGTCAAATTCCTGGCTTCAAACAAACGACAAACTTCAAACCTAAATATGCTTCAGAAAAGGCTGCTCCTAAGAAGAAAAACAAGAGACTTATCGCTAAGGTATTCTCTTCTCTTTCTCGTTGGGGAATGGATTATGAAGATGATATTATTGACAACATGCGTGCAATTCCTGCCGACAAAAACTTGTTGCCAAAACCATTCCAGCTTGAAAATCAGGACCTGTTCACTCAGTTGTCCTCAAACTGGAAAGTAAAATCAAACGCAGATAAGAACTTTTTTGAGAAGGACTTTGCGATTAAACGTAATGCTTTGAGAAATCTTGCAGTACAACCGGAGTTGGAGGATATTCTGGACACTATGTCAAATGAGTGTATTGTTTATGACTCTAACTACGTACATTTCGCTGAACCGTACATTGACCCTAACGATTTGGACGACTTCACAAAAGAGGTACAGACAAAAATCACAGACTACATCTCAAAAGATTTCAACAAGATTTACCGAATGCTGAAGTGGCGCACAAACGCATGGGATGATTTCAAGCGTTTCTTGATTGAGGGTATTCTCTCGTGGGAAATTGTGTACGACTCTCTTGAAAAACCGACAAAGATTATCGGTCTTGTTCCGATTGACGCTGCAACTATCACAAAGAAATACGATAACGGTAAATGGTACTGGGTACAATACAAAGGTATCCAGGGAAAAGAGCGTACTCTTCTGGACTCTCAAGTAATTTACATCACTTATCAGGACACCAACGTAATCAACCGCCTATCTTACTTAGAGCGTTTAGTTCGTCCGTTTAATATTTATCGTATCATTGAGCAAGCACAAATTGTGTGGACTGTAACAAACGCACAATACAAGATGATGTTCACTATTCCGACAAAGAATATGAACCGTGTATTGGCGCAACAGACTCTAAATAGCGCTATGCAGCGATATAAAGAGGATATCAAGTTCAACCTGGACTCTGGTGAAATGTTGTGGAACAGTCATGTGAATATGCCATTCCAGACCGAGTACTGGATGCCAGATAACGAGAACGGTACACCTTCTATTGAAACTATCTCTGGTGATGGTCCTGAGTTGAATGACAATGACCAGTTGAAGTTCTTTAAGAATATGTTGTATAAGGTATCAAAAATTCCTTTGACGCGATTTGACCAGGAGTCTGGAGAAGGTTGGTTCGGTACTGATGCAAGTTCTGTCGCAAGAACAGAGATTGATTTCGGCCGCTACGTTGCAAGATTGCGCAACCCATTCTCACAAATCATTTTGAAACCTCTGTGCATTCAGCTTGTTCTTGATATGCCTGAATTGGTTGACCAGAAAGATTTCCTTGATTGCATTCAGCTTCACTACAAATCATACAACTTGTTTGAAGAGATGATGGAGATGGAACTTATGCAAAAGCGAGTTGAGTTTATCCAAACAATGAAAGACGGTATGGTAGATATGGACAAGGAAGGTAACGAGATTAAGTTCTGGGCTTCTGAGTTCCTTGTTAAGAAGTACTTGCATCTCTCTGACGCTGATATCGGTTTGAACGACAAGATGAAGCAACAAGAAATTGAGCGCTTGAACCTAGCAGGTGGAGAAGACAGCGGAGAAGATGAAGAAGGCGGCTGGGAGTCTTTGAATGCTGATGACAAACAAATGCTGTTTGAAGCATATAAAGAGATGAAAAAGAAAAAGAAAGAGAAAAAACAAAAACCTGCCGATGACTCTGGTGAAAAACCATATAAAGAGGAAGAGGAGTAGTAATAATCAAGAGGTGTGATTGATTTCACACCTCTTTTTTGTTATTATATATTCAAAAAATATTGTCAAGAACGAGAAAACAATCGTCCACAAGTTTGGTAATAAAATATTTCTTATAATTATGCCTGCAGTATCAAAAGAACAACAAGCGGTAATGGGTATGGCACTCGCTGCACGAAGAGGTGAAATGAAAGTATCTGAACTGTCTGATACAGCACTTAAAATATACAAGTCCGATATGAGTGACAAAGAGATAGAGGACTTCGCAAGCACTCCGAAAGATGGACTTCCTAAACGAAAAATGAAATCACTCAAAGAGAGCATATTGTCTACTACCAATGCAGGTCTAGAAAGATTAATATGGAAGTGGTTAGAAAATCACCTCATCTCAAATGTTACAGACATAGCTAAAGCGATAAAAATCGTTGACGGAGTGATAAACATTGAACCCGTGAAAATAGGTAGTTCAAAACTTAGTGGTTCTGATGATTGGGTGTCAATCTATTGTGATGACACCGAATTGCCAGAATATATAAAATTCGGAACTTGTATTTTGTATGAGTTTGAGTTGAATTGTATTAAGATGACAAGCACAAAAGGATGGCCTGAGATTGTTACTGGTTCCGTTGTATGCGGAGGTACACGAGTACCAAACAGTGAAATCAGAGAATATTATAGAAACAATCAAATAGGTAATATTAAAGACAAAGTAGATTTATGTTAAAAAGTATAACTGATATGTGCAATGAGAGTATTCTCAGCAGCACAAACACTGGAATGGACTCGTTGACAATGAAGTTCTTCTCCGACAATGATGTTCCTGAGAACAAGATAAAAAAGAATTTCAGCGGCAATTTCGTTGTGGATAATATGTCGTTGTTTGGACCTGATTTTGAGTTCCCGTTGAACAACATTGATTATGTGGGGTACCTGAAAATAAACGGTCTAAAAAGCTTCAAGAACTTTCCGAAACACGTAAGGACACTGATTGTAACTCGTTCAGATATAAATAGTTTCAGCGGTATCGGTGAAGTAGAAAATCTGATTATTGACAGCAGTGATGTAAATACGATAAAAGGACTTCCGAAACCATTGAATTTCTTATCTTTGGGAAATAATCGCAAGATGAATTTCACCGCACGTGAAGTGAAAAGACACACGGGCCTGAAGCCAGAACAGTTCTCATTGGTTGGTCGCTACGACAGTAATGCGGTAGCTTGGAACAACATTCTGAAAAATTGTGTTGTGTTGGGTGAATTTGATGTGCATAATATAGATGAGGTATTATACGAGTATGGTAATATGCTTATGAAAAAATGTCCGTATGTGATATCTGTTAACACATCATCTATTGAAAAATTTGACCGAGTAAACATAAAGATTGATTATCTTGCGAATGACAAAGTACCTAACGGAATTGCACAAAACGGTATATACTTGCTGTTCTCTTGGCATATGAATACTGGTGTTATTGAGTTGACACAAGAAGGACATCTTGAATTGACTGATGAAGACAGAGCAGGAAAATACAAATTCTATGCACTCAAAGGTTTTGTTGAACCATATAAAGACCAAGGAGGTAAGTGGTTCCGCAAAACTCGCATGTACGATTTCACTGTAAAATCACTTGATGATGCTATCACTGATTGGGTGTTGAAAGTGACAGATGCAGCAGTTAAAGACCAAGGAGGTAAATTAGAGAGATTAAGAAGATGAAAAACTATAAAGTATTGTTCTCAGATATGGACTGGTGCTTGATTACAACCAAGTCCGGACATTTGTTCCCAAAATCTTGGGATGATTATATTGTTGACAAACAAGTCGCAGCACAAATAAAGAAGTTGAACCCAGAAATGGTATTGCTTGTTTCAAACCAATCTGGTGTTGGTGACAGAACACAGCCAAACAAGTTCATGACAAAAGCGAATTTTGAAAAGCGCATCAATTCAATTATGTCTGAACTGCAACAACTTACTGGTGTTCCTGTTTATGGTACATACTGCGCAAGCGGGGATAAGAACAACCCTTGCCGCAAACCAAATCCTGGTATGTGTCAGCAAATGATGGATAAGTACTGTCCCGGTGTAGCGAAAGAAGATATGCTTATGATTGGTGATGCATCCGGTTTGAAAGGTGACTGGGCAGATACCGATAAGCGATGCGCACTGAATTTCGGAATTGACTATATGGATGTTGATGAGTTTGCACACCGTCCGCACAGAGATGACAAATTCAAAGATATTGAGGAGTCCCTTACAATAAAAGAGTATATTGAAATAACTGATAACATGAAAGATTTGAAAGAAGCAATTATTAAAGGAAGTAGTGAAAGGGGACTTGTTGAATTTTTGACAGAGGCGCAAAACAAAAAGGAGTTCATGATAATCAAGCCAGAATTTTGCCACTTGAAAAATGAAATCCTTGAGTTTTTGAAACAACATAAAATTATTGTTGTTCGTGAATTGCGCAAAACACTTTCGCTGTCTGAAGCTAAAAAGCTGTACAAACCGCACGCACAAGAAGATTTTTACAATGACTTGTGCGAGTATATGGCTTCTGGTGACAGTATCGGTTTTGTGTTGTGTAATTATGGTGGTGAAGATATGCTCAAACTGAAGGATGAAATCCGAAAAAAGTGGGGTAAAGATGAGATGCGAAATGCTATCCATTCGTCGGACTCTGGTTTGAATGTACATCGGGAATCGCAAATCTACTTCGGCACGCCAAAGGTGTAAATCAATTTTAAGGCACGAAATTTGACGTATACGGGCTTTTGAAAGTAAATCTGAGTAACTTATCAGACGACCTTTCAAAAGCCCGTTAAAATGCATAAAAAGAGGTACTCAAAAGAGCACCTCTTTTTTGTTAGAGATTTTCATCATATTCGTGATACAACGTGTAGAATGGATATTCACTCTCCATCTTCATTGCGACACAAACAGGATTGTCGGTTCTCAGCAAACGATACTTAGTGTTAGTAATCTGGCCACCAGAACGCTTGTAGTCGTATCCTACAGTAATAATAGCGTCAGTCAATCTTGCAATTTGTGAACTGTTCATACCTTCCAGAACGGTCCAATTGACACCATCTATTGATGATTTATATATATTCCCATTTCTTGAGATACATACTGGGTGCATAGGACTATCAACACTAAATTTAACTTTACTTGTTGTAATCGCACCAGTCAAAGGACTAATATAATGGTCAGTACCTGCTAATAAGCGTGGATATAATGTTGCCTTATCGGTTGTTGCTGTCGGATAATAGTTGTTATCGGCATCAATTCTCAGACCTGTCCAAGGAGATGCATTGACAACACATTGATAAAGCGTTGCATTGTTATCCGTCTGTCTTGCGCCACCTTCTTCATACGGAGTGTTTCTTGAGTCTTGTGCAAAACCGAACAATGTCCAATTTGTGCAATCATCACAGAATGGGTGAACGTTCCACTCAGTACCTTGGTCAGCACTGCCAGTAAGCGACTCTGCTTCGAAGATATTGTCGTATGTCTCTGCATTTACTGTTAATGCGCAAGTAGCTGTCTTACCACCTGAAATGCTGGTTGCTGTGATTATAGCTGTGCCAGGTGTTTTTGCGAAGATAACACCATCAATAACAGATGCAATTTCTTCGTTGTCAATTGCCCAGTTAATCTCTTTGTGTGTAGTGTTCTCAGGGTCAAATGTAACTTCCAATGTTTCGCTGAAGCCCGGTATAAGTGTTACACTTGTCTTACTCAAAGAGATAGAATTTGGCATAATCGGCAATACAACAACTTCACAAGTACCAGATACCTGATTGTATATAGCAGTACAAGTGATTGTAGCAGTACCTTCTCCTACAGCGGTTACTAAGCCATACTCATCAACTGTCGCAATGCTTGTATCGCTACTTGTCCATTCACATTGAGGATATGTTGCATCAGCAGGGGTGATTGTCTTGTTCAACTGTATAGTTTGTCCAATTACCTTTGTTACGCGTGTTTCACTAAGAGTTACGTCGGTTACATCAATAATTGTAGCGCCAGTAACAATTACGTGGCAAGTTGCAGTTTTTCCACTATCAACAGTTGTTACTGTAACTATTGCGTCACCAACAGCGACACCAACAATATTTCCATCCTCGTCAACTGTCGCAACATTAGTATTGCTTGAAGACCAAGTAACAGACGGGTCGGACGTGTCTATAGGAAGAACTGTTGCTTCAAGAAGACCTGTACCTCCTTCTTCAACAAACAATTTGTTATGATTTAGTGTTACACTCTCTGGATGGATGATGATAACCTGTGCTATGAATGTCCACCCATCAAGACGATACAAATCATGTGACTCTGTTCCTGAACAAAGAAGATTGAAAGTATACTGTTTACCTTTCTCAAGAGCAAAAGTCAATTCACTTTCATTCACATCAAATGCATAAGTTATGCTTTGAGAAGCATTTGTTTCTTTGTCAGTAATAGTTACAGTTGTAATATCATCCTCATAGATAGGACTTGCTTTGATACGAGTTCTATTGAGAGATAATGTATAATTACCAGACTCACCTTTCCAGATGAAAGAAGTAGTGTGATTGCATTTAGTGGATGGACTTAATTTGTAGTACAAGTTTGTCAAGTCGTACGACATATTACCTTTATTGTAAACAAATACTCTTGAAGGAACCATTGAGTTCGCCTCATACATATTACCAGCTAGAGGAGTAATCATCTTACTGTACTGCAATACAACAACACCGAATTTTGTATCACTGTCAAGACCTAGATTGTGTACTAAAATCTTACCGTCAGAAATCTCGTATGAAGAGTTCTCATTAGGTGTCAAAATAGATACACTTTCAAGATGTTCAGTAGGTACACAGTCAATAACGACCTCTTGTGTAGATGGGTTTCCTTGTGTAGCAACGTAGCAAGCAAGCTTATTTCCTTCAAGTTCAAGAACATATCCGAATTTCGGAATGAATGTACTGTGATATCTCTTGTAATTTCTTACAGAACCATATTTGTCAAAGAATGAACCCATTGATTGCAAGCAAGCGATTTGTCTTTCAGGAATTGAACCGTCTGCTCTCGGACCGATGTTCATCAAACAATTCTGTCCATATGCTAATGAGTAAATAACAAACTCTTTCATCACTTTCTCATGAGTGTAGTACCAAGAGTCTGTTTCGTTATTCTCTGAATAACCCCAAGTGTTATTCATGGTGAAACAAGCTTCTCCTACAGGAAGAGTGTTTCTCACATAGATAGTGCGTTCTCCAGTTCCATAATCACCATATTTGCGATTATAGTCAAGACGGTCGTTTACAATTATATGAGGCCAGTTGTTCAACTCAGCTTGACGAAGCATATTCGCATATGTGTCACCGTAACTTGTGCCCGGGTCATACCAAAGAATGAAAGGTTCGTATTTTTCAATCATTTCATTCACTTGTTTAATCATACGACCCATATATTCTTTGTGTTGGTCTGCTGTGTACAAGTCAGCACTTGAACCGTTCCACTTGCCGTCGTAGTTCAAACCGAAACCGCCTTCAGCATTCCAATCCCAGTATTGTGAAATATATACACCGAACTTAAGATTGTACTTATCGCAAGCGGCTTTCAACTCATCAATGATTGTGTTTCTTGCTGCAGATGTTTCTACTGTCCAGTCACCATACTCAGATGGATAGAGAATAAAACCATCGTGGTGTTTTACAGTAATTACCACATAACCCATCTTTGCTGCAACTGCTTGTTGACAGATAGTTTCTGGGTCCCAATTCTCAGCTGTGAATTGTGCTTGATATGCTTTGTATGTGTTGCGTGGAATTGCAAGGTCACGCATAATCCATTCACAGTTGCGAGTAAGTTTTGTTGCTGTAACAGTAGAACCCTCTTGTTTAGGTCCAGTGTATGTACCAGCAGGAACTGCATAAACACCCCAGTGGATAAACAAGCCTGTTCCTAATTTTGCAAACTCATCAAGACCGATTACAGAGTTTCTCAACTCATCAGTATAAGGTTTCAATGTTGCGTTTGCATCGCCTAGTTGTTTATACAATTTCAGTGTCTGCTTTTTCACATTCACATCATTGGATGGCGCTTCCTCTAACTTTTTGATACGGCCGTCGAGTTCTATATAGTCCTCTCCGTGCTTAGTATGCAATTCAGTAAGTGCTTTCGCAATTGTTTTGTTAATATCACTCATATTTATTCTTTTATTGTCAATTATCATAAATCACTTCGTCAGTCTCAGCAATATAACTAACACATACGTCTGCGCGTGTATTGTCTTCGTCATACTCTGCTACTGTCGCATAATCCTTGATATAAGGAGTATTTGGTGTAGTTGAACCGCTACAATCAAAGTAATTTCCTCTCAAATAAATCATTTTCTCAGTCATAATATATGCTGACTGATGCCACAAAATATCAGGAGTTCCCTCATGTACAGTACTGTCATTGTAAGTTACGTAGCGATTATTGTTCTCGTCTACAGAAAGCTTCAAAGTACTAAATACTTGCAAATTAGGAACGTCTACAAATAATTTTGGTAAACTTTTTGTACTGTCCATATTTTCTTTTGTTTGATAGTTTTTTATATAATAAACAAAAAGACCATCTTCTAGAATTAGAGATGGTCTTTTTTGATTTCACATAAACAATCCGATTACTCAGGAAGACCGGTATATGTTTCCCAAGGGTCCCAACTTGTGATTGCATTGCAAGCAGCGTCTGCGGTATCTTGAGCAGCGTCTGCGGTATCTTGAGCAGCGTCTGCGGTATTTTGAGCATCGTCTGCGGTATCTTTAGCAGCTTTTGCGTCTGCGAGTGCTTGAGTTGCATCTCCCTGAGCGTTAGAAGCAGCGGCAGCGTTGTCTGTTGTTGCTTTAATCAAACCTTTTGTATTGTCGCCAATCAAATTAAGTGCGCTGTTTGCTGAGTTCTGAGCAGCTTCAGCTTTACCGTCAGCGTTAGAAGCATCAGTAGCAGCTTGTTCAGCAGCATATTGCGCGCCTTGAGCAACAGAAAGAGCATTTGCGATTGCTTGTGCAGTATCACCACCAGCAGCAAGAGATTTCTCTAAGTCAGAGATAGCTTTCAAAGCAGATTTACCAGAAGCACCGGAGATTTCTCCTTCTTCAAAAGTGAACCACTCTTCAGCATCGTCACCAGAGATTCTTCCTGAACCGGTACCAGTGAGTACATTACCGATAAGATTTGTTCCACCCTCTACTTCGGTTACTCTCTTATCAAGTGCATCGGTGATAGTCCAAACATCACCAGCAACAGCGAGACCTGTAGAATCCTTAGCGATAGAAGCAGTAACAGGAGTGATTACATAACCAGAAACAGTCAATGTGTTTTCATTGCCAGAAGTGTAAGTGTCAATGAACTTGGACATATTGATTTCTGAAGGAGTTTTTCCAGAAGCAGTGTTCCAAGTGATAACAAGCACATTCTCTTTACCAGCTTCAGTAGACCATGCGATGCTGTCAATCATACCATCAGCAACGAGTTGGTCAATATTTACCTCTGAAACAAGTTCTCCATTAACACCTTTCAACTGGATGTATTCATGTTGTGCTTCAGACTCACCATCGGTATGCTTTGCGATAGAAACAGTAAGAGTAGATGTAAGTTTGTTGTTTGCATCAAGAGAAAGTACTTTGTCACCATCAACTTTTACTGGTTTAGAAGTAACTTGCTCAACAGCATGCAAACGAGTAAGGATATCGTCAACACCTTCCGTTTTCTTAGAACCCCCGATAAGTGCAATCAAGTCGTCAATAGAGTTCTTGTTTGTAGTAATCTGAGCAGCGAGAGCAGCAGAGATGCCATATGCTTTACCCTTTGCATAAATAGTTTGTGTATCCTCAACAAAGAATAGTTCTTTGCGAGTCTTTACGTCTTCAGGATTGAACGCTGTACCTGCCGGTACAATCACAAAAAGTTTTTGAAGGTTAACTGTGTTTTCCATATCTTATTTTTTGTATTTTTATTCATAACTTCCCCATGGGTCAAAATCAGACAGTTCTGTTTCAACAATATCCTTTACTGCGGATTTCACATTTTCTGACGATTTAAGGTCTTCTAACGTTACAATCGGATTATCAGAAGTCGGTATAGTTTTGAATGACTCAACAAGTTGATTTACTACGCCAGAAACCTGATTTAGTTTGTACATGTTATCAATGATTCTCTCACTTGATGTCATGTGGTCAAATCCTTCTCCGATTGCACTTTCAACCTCTAATGAGTCTGTATATCTCAGTTCAACATTTGTTAAAATCTTGCTTGTACCATGTTCAATTTCAATCTGTTCTCTAGGAGTTGCGAATTGGAAACGTGCAATAATTTCAATGAAACCTCTGTTATCAATAGGTGTACCGGCTTTGTCTTGATGATAAATCCAATTGTGCCAATCCGATTTGAAATACACATCAATATAGAATGTTGAACCTTCAAAATATCCTTTGAGAGAGGTTTCTCCATCTAGTACAATATCTTTTGAGACCAAAGTACTGTCTGTACTCCATAAATCATCTTCATTTGTGATATTGGGAAACCAGTTCTTGATATCAAGAATACTGTCTTTTCTCTCTCTGTCTGAAGTATACCATCGCATGTATGTAGAGTACTTGTTATCTCCTATTCTTTCAACAGGAGAACCATCCTCAGTTATTTCTGGCAGATGAATTACTCTAGGGTCATCCATATATGGTGAGAAAACCAGAGGTTCTTGGTACTCATTCAACTGATAACGACCAAGACTGATATTATTTTTGCCGGTGAGTTGCAAGTACTTGTTACCATCCTCTTCAATGCATTCAAACTTCAAATCAGAAGCTAGAATATGATTGTCTGAGAGATACAACACTTTCTCATCAGCATCAAGTTCCCATGAACCTGAGCTGCTACTTGAACCATACTTTATACCGTTAGTCCAAATAACATTATTGCGACTGTCAAAATAAATCTTGTCTGGGTTGTTTTCACTCTCGGTCTTACCATTAAATGTCTGCACATTCTCCGGAACAATTACAAAGATAGAACCATCGTCAACAATAGGAGGAGTATCAGGAGTGTATGTTTTCCAGAATTTTCCGATGATATCCTTAACGTCAGATATTTTTGCGATAGAGTCACCTTCAGTTATTGTTGGGATTGTCTGCAATTTTGTTTTGATTTCATCGCTAAGTGTGATAGTACCATCAGCACCTACAACGATATCTCCACTGTCAATCAAGTCTCCGATTACAACGCTGATTTCGTGGTCGTCTGAGATATTGATACCTGTTCCAGCAGAATATATAACAGAAGAACCACCACCTTGTACCAACTCGTCAAATAACTGTGGCATATATACCTTTGTGAGACTTTTGCGCACCAAAGCGATTTTTTCTTCTCTTGACAAATCTTCAAACATTACGTATATATCAATTTACTTAAATAATAAAAAAGTGGAATGTAAACTTTACCTTCCACTCTAAGTATGAAAATAACAAATCAAATCATTATTCAGCAGTTTCTTCTACGTTGTCAAACGGATAAATAACTGCACTGTAATTTGTGTACAATTCAACTGAACCTTGTCCAGCGCAACTGTACTCAACACCGTTAACTAAATTAACAAACAATACATCGTTTCCAGACTTTACTGGTATAAGGTAAGCTTTGTATATCAAATCATCTCCTTCTACATCAGATAGAATATAGCTGTTAATCGCAATACCTCTTGCAAAATTACTTCGTGTTGAAGAACTGAATGCCTCATACGATGCGCCCAAACATACATTGTTACCTAAAATTGACTCGTCTTCCGGATATACTTTTTCAACAAAATTTCCATTGAAAGTTGTGCCTAAGTAGTTGAATGAGAAATCGTTAAGTACATTCTCCTGGATATCAAGATTGTAAGGTTTGCCGGCAGTTGAATAATCACAGCGTACACTGTAATTACTTGTCAAGAACATACTGAATGTGTGTTGTTGTCCTTCTCTTGAACAGAACAGAGATTTGAATGTTGTGTCTTCTTTTGACACAACAACAAACTTTATCTGTTGTGTGTTTGTTTTTGCTGGCGCAATATTTGTTAGGTTATAATATGGGTTAACCCACTTTGGAGATTCTTCAGTTCCTGTATTAACAGAGACAAACTTTGCAGATACACTTCCGTTTAGAGCATTGATTACTTGGTCACCATACTTTCCGTACACACTGTATATATTTGAGCAACCGTGATTTTTAAGTTCATCCAACGTAGGATTTTCTCCTGTAGAGATACCAACAATATTGTTGTTTACGCGTATCTCAGCTGCCTGTATACCGTTGAAAAAAATCTTGTTAAATGTAGAAAGATTACCTTCAACATTACCAATTGTCTTTCCTGATATCTTTATCATACGTTTATATGCAGTATATTTGTCTCGTCATCAAAACCAAATTTCGGGTTTTGCGATGTGATATTTAGTATGTTGTTAACTTCATCGTATGCTATTGTGCATGTACCGTTCAACAACTGATATACATGTTGACGAAGATTATCTTTCCAGAACCAAAGTGTCGCACTAAGTGTTGGGTTGATATCATCTGTTTCTAATTTTAATATAATCTTGAGAGGTTCTGTTCGTGCAACAACATTCGGTGTCAATATATCAACGTCCGTATCAACTTCAAATGAAATTACTACTGTGTCGTCAACTACAGAATTAACAGATGATGTGTTAAAATAGGTATAATTACCATCATTCTCTGGTGATATCTTACCGATTATGTTTTTAGTTGCAATTTCGTTAAGCATTTGTTTTGTTACAGGTTTATCTTCAGCGACACCAAGCATTGAACGAACTGTTGCTGCAGCATTGTCTAAACTAATAATGTATTTAGGAGAACCTTGTGCATCGGTCTCAGTAGTAATCATATATCCAGACAAGATATCCTCTTCGGTTTCTCCCGCTTTAGTAATCATCTCTACAACCAAATCAGTTAAGTCAATATACAAAGGATAAACATTTTTAGTATATTCCAAACTGTGGCTACGATAATATTGTTCAACTATAAATTTGCAATTAAAACGGTCGTCGGGGTCAGCTACGAGTGTAACATTTGATATTACATTCATAAGACTTCCAGCTAAATATTCTGGCATATCGTTACCTTTAACTGTATTGAATGTTGCATACAGAGACACTGCGTTTACATCAATATCAACAAAATCTGCAACACCCCCGGTGTAACTATTATTTTCATCCCCATCCGGAGTCATCTTAACAAGCATTGAAACAACATCTGCCTCTTTGATTTTTGAGTATACTTCTTGAATATACTCTTTTGTGTACCAATCAGAAGTATATTGTGCATGTCCTAAATTAAGTACATCGTTCAATAAGAATGGCCAATACGTACTTGCACCACTTATTATACTAAATGAGCGCTTGATATATGTCATTCCTTGTTCATCAGTATGTGTTTCAAAACTCAAAGTTTGTCCTGCGTTCCAAGGTTGTTCTTCTTGGAAAACTTTTGTCAAGTTAAGGATTTGTGCAGCACCTGAAGCGCTTTCACCTTTCTCTCCTTGAGGACCGGTAACGCCTTGTGGGCCTGTAACGCCTTGTGGGCCTGTAACGCCTTTCTCTCCGTCTGCACCGGTGTCACCTTTAACGCCGGGTTCTCCCTGGATACCTTGCTCTCCAGTGTCACCTTTATCTCCTTGGGGGCCTGTTGTACCGATTTGACCAGTGACACCTTGAATACCTTGTGGGCCTGTTACACCTTGAGCGCCTGGTTCTCCTTTTTCACCTTCACCGCCTGGTCTACCAAGAGGACCTTGAGGACCTGTTACACCTTGAGGACCTTGAGGACCTGTTACACCCTGAGCGCCACTTCCGCCAGAACCGATAATATCATCCAACAATGGAGGAACACCTACTTGGGTAATACTCTTGCGCACTATCTCTATTTTCTCTTCAGTACTCATACTATATAAATCAATTTAATAAATAATAAAAAAGTGGCTGGTCAAATTAACCAGCCACTCTTATAAGCAAATCACTATGTGAGAATTAAGAACCGAGGTCCTCAGACTTGATGTGAATTACGCGGGAGTTGTCTTTCACCTCGAAGTTGTTGTTGTCGTACACTACCCAAATCATGTGCTTGATGCAGGATGGTTTTACCGGACGAGCGTATGTGTAGCCGTCGGTGAACCACATAACCAATTCCGGTTTGTTGTGCGACTTCTTAATCATCTTTGTGATTTCTCCCATTACGGTGTCTTCTTCATTACCGCCACGACCGTGAATTTCGGCAGCAGGACGAGTATTACCTCGTCTGATACGCTTCACCATATCCGGATTGAGAATACCGTCGGTCTTCATCGGCATGTTTGTCTCCATTTGACGAATACCGTCATCGTAGTAACAGTAAGTAACCTTCTCAATCTTTTTCTTCTTACAGATAGTGTAGCACTCAGAGATAATATTCTGCAACAACTTATCCGATACTGAACCGGAGCAGTCAATCAAGAAAATAACGGAGTCCAACAGACAGTGCTGAGGAACATCATATTTCTTAATCTCTCCCTGTGCCAACCACTTCTTCTTACCGAGACGAGTATCAAAGTCCATAGAGGACAGAGCACGTCCCATGTATTTGCGCAAGTCAGATTTCCAGTCGTGAGAGGTGATATAGTAGTCTTTGAAACGAGATACAATAAAACCTTTGCCCGGAGAGTTGTTCTTTGAACAAGCTTCAATTGTAGCATCCTTCCAGTCCTGCTGAACCGCAGCAGTAGGTTTTACTTTACAATCGCTTTCGTCGTATCCTTCTGAGCGAGCAATTGCTGCACCATCTTCCTGACTGATGAAACCTCCGACAGATACAGATGCTTCCGCAGCATTTTTTCGGGTTTGTTCGCTTGCTTGTGATTTACCGTTACCGTTCTTTGCAGCTGCTGCAGCGGCAGCGTCAGCCTTCTTCTGGTCAGCAGCATTTAGTGTCGGTGCCTGCATCTTGCTTGCAGCACCGCCTGCGCTCTGACTACCTCCACCATTACTAGCGCCAGCAGAACCTTGCTGTTGTTTACCACCGCCTCCGGAAGGTATTTGGAGATTTCCTGAACCACCTTTACCGGACAATTGCTTTTTCAGCGCGTCAATCGCTGCTTGATAACCTTTCTTTTCTTCTGCGTTCATAATTTAGAGTTTAATTTTACCATTCTTGTAATCTTCAATAGCTTGGTTCCAACCACGAACAAAATCTTCTGTAGGATTGAAATCGCCGCTGTTTCCTGCTCCTGTGCTTTCACCGCCTGCGCTCTGACTATCGCCATCACTACTTTCGCCGGAACCTTCTTGACCGCCAGTCTGAGGATTATCTGGTTTAGGACCAGATGGGTTCATTGCGTAGATGTGCTCGTAAGAAAGGTTTGCATATTTGCGGTCAAACAAATAAGGTTTCAAGTCGGTCTCTGAAACAACACCGTCTGCCTCAAGCAAACCGTTTACCTCATAGTCGGCAGCGATATTTGAGCGGTCACGCGGGTGTCCTTTACCACGAGTCATGTGGTCAAGCGAACAGTGCATTACCTCGTGCATCATAACAAATGCTTTCATACGGATAGTAAGGCCTGCAGTGAACTCAGGATTTACAAGAAGACGAGTACCGTCAGTTGCCTGAGTTGACACCTGGAAAGTGTAAATCCAAGTCAAGTTCTTCAATAGAGTTGAGAAGAACGGGAAGTGGGTGTCCACATAAATGAGTGCAAGACGCTGCTCAGTGAGCAACTTCTTCATATCAATTTTGTGTCCTGTGTTAGGGTTGATTACCCAATCTTGGTCTTCTAGTTTCATATAATATTGATTATAAATTAGTTAAGAGTTAATTGGTTACCGGTTGAGATAGCAGTGCTGGTGCCTGTAACAGGACCGACAGCACAAGTACCGACAATTGTACCAGGCAGTGTACCAGTGATAGATGCTTGCAACAAGAATTTGTATATAGCATCAGTTATTTCAGGAGCGCCTTTCTCAGCGAATTTCATCGCAATTTCATCACCCATCTCACCTGCACCTAAAGAGAAAGTAGCCTTGAACGCATCGTACAAAGCTTTTTGAATATCTTGCTGGAATGTCAATTTTGCGGCAGATAAACTCATAGGTCAGTCAATTCTGGTATTGTTTGTCTTGTCAATCAAATCTAATATACTGAAATCTATGCAAAAATTAACGTTATTGAAGATACTTTTTTCATTAAAATACTGCATATCGTCAATAAAGCGCTCGTAGCTTGAATTACAGTTTATTACATTCTGTTCTGTGTTATTGATGAAGTAGTTTTTTAGCGCAATGCTGTCAAACTCCAAATACACTCCATCCGGACAATAAAAAAGCAGAGCGTCTACATCATCATAGGTTCTGACATGCATTACGTTCTGCTTTAACTGTTTACGGAGTTCAGCGATATTATCTGACATTTTCTAGGAACTCTATACTGAACACGTCAGCTGTGTCGGGTGCCTCTGATAAGCGAGAGAACACATTACCGAGGATGAATTTTCCCTCAGTGATGCGAACAGCCTGGCTGTTTTGGTTCATCTCTTTGATTGCTTCGTCTATTGTATCAAAAGACTTCACAGCAACAAAATAACCGTTAGATAATTCGTAAGTGTTGTTGTGGTTTACACCAAATACACCGTCTGAAATCTGATAATTCTCAAGGATTTTGTTTATGTCGTTAGCGAATTTTGCACGCTCTTGAATACTCTCTACTTGAAGTTGAATAAATGACTTAGTCCACATCTTTTGTATTATAAGTATTTTTGAATAAAATCTCTAATTCACGTTCGCACTGGTAAATAGGTGCGATATTCATATTTTCTTTCTTTGATATACAAACGAGTGAAGCGCAAACTTGTTTGTCCTCGTTGTATATGTTGACAATTGCGAATTGTTTTGCGTCTATTGTTTTCAGGTGTTGTGCAAGGTAAGGGTCTGTCTTTGTAAATTCATCTTCGTTGAATTTCAGTACACCTCTTGCGTTAGCCAACTCTTCTGATAGCAATAAATCATATCTTGCAACAATGTCATCTCGGAATTTGTCAAGGCTGATGAAATTAACCTCTGGACGGTTCACTTCAAGAGTGATATCAAATCTGCAGAATTGAATACCGTTCATAATATTTTCTGTACCATTATGATATTCAATGAGAAGCATGTAATCGCAATCAATGTCATCCACGTAATCTTTCATGGTATTCTTTGCAATTGCGTAACACTGTTTTGATTTTTCAAAGTTCACTTGGTGTGCTTCTCTTGTTTTCACGTCGTGATTATCAAACGACTGTGCAACAGCTGCTTCTGTATTGATTCTGTTTATGTTGTTGTATATAATCGGTCCAACGATTGGTGCTAACAACAGGTAGAAAAACAAAATCACGATACAGATTTGGAACCATCTCTTATCTGCCCACTTATCAAACGCCTTCGTGATAATGAGTTCCTTTGTATCTTTATTACTTGACATTTTCCACATCTAATTTTGCAATTATAATAAATTGTTTGTGGAAAGATTTTAATGGTTTTTTTGCTCTCTGTAGTAATTACTTAGGAAGTACGCATCAGCAAGGTCATCAATTTTTATTTCTGTGATATCGTTCAAGTGTTTCTCTATCTTCAACCAAGTGAAAATCATCTGCTCTTTATCTGCAGCGCCGTTACCTGTTGCGAACTTTTTGTTCTGGTTCGGTGACACAATCACAAAAGGAACTCCTTCTTCAATGAGCACCATTCGTATTGCAAAATTCAGTCCTGCCAAATCAGCGAGAGCGGCACTACCTACTGAACCGTATGAGATACCCTCCATATATACTTGTAAGTCATCTGTCTCTTTTACACTCGTGCGCACGAGCGTGCGTATATGCGTACACACATTATATATATTGTCCGCTTTGTTCTGCTCCAACTGATAGTACTCATTCAGCTTTTTGTTTGTATCAGCTTTTTCGTACGGTAAATATTTCACGTATTTATTGCGGAACGCACTCATTTTCTTTGTCATTTTTGAGGTGATTATGTAGTACTCACACACACCTTCTCGGTTGATGCAAATACCGGTAGAATTGAGAGATGGGTCAATTCCGATAGTTATTTTCATTTTTTTTATGTTAATTTTTTACTCCTATTTAATATATTGAATTGTAACTGATTTTTTACAATAATGTCAATTCTAACTACAACAAATACTGGTAAGTACCAACAAATTCTCTCGTGGGCTTCTCAGTTTGATAATCGCCCCGATATTCACTACCGTGTTGAAAACAAAAAGGATGGTCAGTACAAGTTGATTATTTCTCCAGAATGCTGGGGACACATGGTAATCATTGATGCGAAATATATGCCTTGTAGCATTTATTTTGAGAGCCATCCGACTGTCATCTTTTTGAAATTCGGAGATAATTGTGTAAAGTATCTGTCTCCTCGCTTCAAAGCTTTCTGTGAGGATGTTCGCTTTAATCAGTGCATTTTTACTGACAAGAGCGAAAAATTTATCAAAGCGAACAGAAATTGTATCAGTAACTCACTGATTGTTTGCCGAAATAAAGAGGTAGCTGACATGTTCATCAATGCTGAGCCGTACTCAGAGTTGTTTGTAAATAACTCGGTAACTGTTGTTTACTCTCCGATTGAGGAAGAAGAGGAAGAAGAGGAAGAAGAGGAAGAACTGTTCGGACTAACCAATATTGACATGATTGTTAATAATCAGAAAGACGAAAAAGACAAACAAATATATGTTAAATTACGCGACAAGCTTTTAGAATGTATGAAAAATTCAGAATAATCTGCTCCTAATTTTTTCTTTGGCGAAATCATATTATTATTTAGTAAAAAACTAAGTAGTACTATTTATGAAAAGCCTAAAAGAAAATTTCTCCGGAAATGAACTTTCTGAATATCTCAATTTGCAAATTGTAGATGAAGGAGTTGTTGGTGATTTCTTCAAAAAGACATTCACTTACCTCAAGGGAAAAATTGCTAAAGTCGGCAAAATCTTTGTTACGTTCTTCAACGACAAAGTGCTTCCAGTAATGAACCCTGTAACCTCTCAAATTGCTTTGCAATCAGGTGATATTCCTGACTCTAAGTGTTTGCACTGGGTTGGTAATTCCGAAGATGCTCGCTACTCTGGTGTAACAACAACCGGTGAAGCTGTCCTCGCAAGCCGTCCTTCTACAGTTGAAAGTTGGAAAGCTGCCGCACAGAGAATGGGTACCTCTGCTTATGAGTCCCAAAATGGTAAAACATTAAATCAGATTTTAGAAGTGCTTAAACTTAAATCCGAAGACAATCAAATTCTCAACATTGACGACAACATGTTGAAAAATCTTGCTAGAAAGGTAATCCGCAAAGGCGCCAAGTCTCAACCGCTGCTCATCTGGGGTGCTCCAGGTGTTGGTAAGACCGCAATTGTTAACCAAGTTCTTAAAGAAATCAAGGGTGAAAACGCTCGTATGCTTGACATGCAATTGTCAATGAAAGAGCATGACGACTTCTTCCTTCCTTCTTACAACGTTTCACACACCAAGGCTGTTGACCTTCCGAAGTCTTACCTTCCTGTTTGGGAAGACCTTGACAGTATGACCGACGAAGAGCGCAAAGCTGCTGACGAAGCTTGCGGTACTGGTCTTCTATTCTTGGACGAGTTGAGTCGTGCGAAGCCTCAGGTACAGGACGTATGTCTTAAACTTGTAAACGAGCGTAAGCTTGGTGATAAGTATAAGTTGGGTTCTGGCTGGGCAATCATCGCTGCATCTAACCGTTTCGAGGATGACGAAGACACTCAGCACAAGCTTTCTTCCGCTCTCGCTAACCGTTTCCAGCAAGTAAACTACTCTCCGACTTGCAAGTCTTGGAGAAAGTGGGCTGACAAGAAAGGTTATATGAACAAGCACATTCTTGACTGGCTTGAACAGAACGAGAAATACTTCTACTTCCAGGATAACGACGATACCACAATCTTCTGCACACCTCGTGCTTGGGAAATGGCTTGTCGTTCACTAGCCGATGAGTTCTACACCGCTGATGAGGAAGGTTTTGATTTGCTTTCTCTTCCTGATGACGTAATCATGTCAAACATTCAGATGACTGTTGGTTTGACCGCTGCTCGTGCATTTATGGATTACGTTCGTTTGATGCGTACTGTTAACATGGATGACCTCCGTCTTGTATTGACCAATCCTGATAAGGCACCGCTTCCTAAGAAGGAGGGTTCCACTTACAAGTTGGACATCATCTACATTATCACTACCACAATCGTTTCATTCTTGAAAGAGCAACCAGACCCAAAGACCTTTGAGAATATCTGCAAATACTATGCACGACTCAAGAACGAGTCCGCTGCTGGTAAGATGTTCACTATGATTTGCCACAAGTTCGAGGATATCAACAAGGGCTTCGGCGAAAGTGATGAACCGGGTTGGAGTGATATCTACAGACCTGCATTGGAAATTCTCATTGCTGCTTATCCTGATTGGGAAAACGCTAACTTTGACCTTTAATTCCAAAAAAAACTAAAGAGGTGAGTAAAAAACTTACCTCTTTTTTATATGTTAGCGTATATGAATAAACAAGTTAATGAAAATGCAAGACCTTTTACATTCACTGAACATCGGTGATAGACTATATTGTCCAATTTGTGGCGACTGTGAAGTTGTCGCACTAGATAGCAACGAAGTATACTGTATTACTGTTCGTACACCATACGGCGGCGAGTTTGATTTTGACCATCTTGGAAGATTTGCACCCGCTGGAGATGTATTGCTATTTCCGGTATTGAATGCCGATTAACAAATCGTAAAAGACACTTTTGAGCGTTTGACAATTTATTTGTCAGACGCTCTTTTTTATTATATAACTAAATCATTTAACGACGTGGCTTGTTTAATTAGAAGAATATTGCAGTTTCAAAATGCGGTGGTATATGGTCCTTTAGTGTTGAAAGACACAGATGGAAATGATATCACCTCTACTTGTTTGTTTAGCTGGTCTTCAGACTCAGTGTGCTGGACTTCGTGGGTAGATTACAACACATATTTGCGACTTGCTAAGAATATTGAGTCCGATTTTTATTTGCGTGTACTCATCTCATATACTCCAGGAGTAGTGATGTTGAATGGTATGCAGACCACTTGTTACAGCATGTGTCTGTATGATGAAAATCCGTTCTTGCAAGAATTTTGCGGAACAGAACTGTTCAACCCTTATATCGGTCTTGACTGTGCTTTGCAATTGCAACAACAGTTATCTGATAGCATCGTTTGTATGTTGGGTATTCCTGTGTATTATTTTCGCGTTCTACCTTCACAAGAGACCGCTGACTACACATTCAAAGAGTATGTTATGCACAACGTAACCGATGTGAAGCAAATAAAAATGATGATACCAGACGGTGCAATGCCGTCATCTAAACCGCAATTCAGTGACCTTGATTTTGATTGGGAAGTAGACTGGGATGTTGAATTGAGCAAGGGACAATTCGCTTCTGCGTTCGGTGATGAGGCATTTCCGAAACAACGCGATTTCATCTACGTTCCGATGATGAAGCGAATGTGGGAGGTGAATGCAGCATACGATGAGAAGAACGAAGGTCTGATGTGGCACTCTACAACATGGAAGTTAGGACTTATCAAATGGAATGAGAAAACCAACGTAGAACAAGGTGATTTCGAAGAACTGATTGATACTCTTGTAGTTAATACACATGATAATGTGTTTGCAGACCTCGAAGCGAATGAACAACGCCGAGAGAGTGCTGTAGAACAAGCCGATGCACCGAAGTACGTTGCAAACAATATTGACAACATACTAATGTACGACTATATTCGCAAGAACTACACTAAATCAACAATCAAAAATATTGAGAAGCAGTACAATCACGGCAGCGTTGTTGTCGCAAAGAATATGTACACTTTTTTACAACCGAAAGAAGGTGAAGATGCTCTTGTAAGCTATCAGAAAGGTTATTGTGGAGAAGAGGCCACATTCTCATTCATCATATCTCGTCCGGAAAATCTGCAGTTGAATGCTCCTGTGACGCTATTCACATTCGGTAATATTTCTATCACTTGTGATGGTGCTAATGTGTACCTTGATAACGCGTGCGCAAGCCTAGAAAAATTGAATGTAACGGACGTTTGCACTGACTACTTAGTAATCTGTAAGTGGAGTAGAAAAAGCGCCGTAAAAGAGATATTTGCGTATCCATATAAAGTACCTGTTGATGTACTGGCATACAGACTTCGTCCCGAGATGTACAAATTTGATTTTGAAGTAAGCGAACCGAATGGAGTGAAAGAGTACAATAATGACTTCCGCTCAAGTTGCGAACAAGAGGTTACACTGCACGGCAGCGCTTTCGGTATAACAAATGTGAAGTTGTACAACACTTATATGTCAAATGAGAATGCAATCAAAGAAGCACTCAAATACACTACCAAGAGTAAGAAGTGCATATTCAATGATGTAGCACGACCAGTTGATGCTGGAAATGGTTATTCAGTAAGATAAATGAAAAATATAAACAATTACATATCAAATAGTTGCGTTAAAAAACTCAATGAAAAAGAAAGAGAAAAACTAATAAGTTTAGACCTTGAATACAAAGAAATTTTTCTTGAGTTTAGAGAACATCTTGATGCAACAGATGTTATGAATGCGCAAGAGGAATGGAAAAAATTCAAACAAGCAAGAGATAAAGGTGAAAAATATTTCCCACAGTTCAAATTAGTTGTTGATGATATACCATCTGATTTTGTATTGCGTTGTCGCAAGCTTGTACGAAAATTTGAAGACTTTAATTGTTATCTCTCTAAGTTCTATGTACAACGAATAAATGAACTTATTATCGGTGCAGAATACACAACAAACCGAAATTCAGTGACACTTGATAGTTTTCTATCGTATTTTGGAAGCAAACCAACTGAACAACAATATGTTGATGCAGTAAAGATGATTAAAAAACACAAGTGGCAGAATGTAAAAGAGGACCAACATTGGAGAGGTGCAGATGTTGTACCAATGCTTCAAAAGCATATTGATGAATTGAACTACGATTACAAAGCAACTCTAAATCCGTGTATGGTGGCAAGAATGAATGTTCTACCGAATGTACCTGCACTACAAATAAAGACAGACGCATATTTCTCCGATATTGATGTAGAGAGTTTGAAAGTACACGAAGTAGAGGTACACTGTGGACGTCGCTATTTTGGTATGGAGAAAGGTTTGTATATTATGTTAGACGGTTTCTCTCATAGAAACAAATTAGATGAGGGTTTAGCGATTTACAACTCAATTCACAAAAACCCGCTAGGTGTCAAACCAAACCTATTCTTTTGCATTGCTATTAAAGTGATTATCGGTTATCATATTTATGACAAAGATTTTTGCGAATTATTTGATATGTTAACTGAAATGTGTCCTGAGGCACCAGAGTTTGAGATTTACAAAAACATTGTCCGTTTCAAAAGAATTCTGTTAGACAGTTCATTGAAAGGAGGCGATGTAACCTCTGAAACTGACTATCTTTTGGGGTATAGTATAGTTAAAAATATGTCTAATAAACTAAAGAAAGATATCATACAATACAATATAGGTCCTGAACATATAAAAGAGTTGCCGAAACTGAAAAAGTTCTTCAAAATAAATAAGTTTGATAAAATCACATCAGAAATGCTCCCCAAAGAGGACCCATATATTATTATATTAAAAAAGAAGGGTATTGACCCCAATACTTTAACAGAATGATAAGTCTAAAAGAGAGTATATTAGGTAGTACAAAAACTGGTGCGCATACACTTATTGAGAATTGGCTTACAGAACACAACATATTTTCAGGTCATTGGGTGATAAATAGCGACAATACAATCTCAAGAAAACCATGTGTTAATGAACTCATACTACGTTTTGAAGATTACACTGAACTGCCAAGTTATATCAAATTCAAAGACGACAAAGACTTGTTTATTAATATATCTCCTGAAAAACAGTCCTATCGTAGATTATATATTGACAGCTTTAGAGGATTTCCGTCTGTGTGCTACAGTTTCACTCTTACTTGCGACAATAGAGAGTTACCTGCTCTTGATATCACAGTAGCAAACAATTTCACAGTAAGAGGAAGCTTTCTCAAAGAGTACAAAGATTTGAAAGTTCATTACACCGGAGGTAATGAGACAATCATAAATGCAGATGGTGAAAGAAAAAAGGTGACACATCTTCGCTTACACACTGGTGCGCCTCTTGACAATGTAAAGATTGATGGACCTCTTATGTATATCAATCTTGTAAATGACTTCAACCTTGGTGACAAGTTCTCAAAAGCAATGCGAGGACTAGGAGAAATGAACAAAAGAGTAAATCAAAGAGAATTCCCTTGCAACAAAAAAGTATTTGGTGTAATAAAAGACTTTTTCAAAGGAATTGACACATCAGATGTTGTACAAATTGAATATACACAAAACTCAAAAATAGTCCGATATAAAGGAGATTGGTATCGTTGTAAAAACTGGTAATTATGAAAGATATATATGAAAAATCTAAACGATGTAGTAAGCGAAAATCTCGTTAATGAGTCATACGAGCAATGGACAATATATGATAGTGTTGATTGCATAGGTTCATTTGATACAGCATTTGCATATACACCTAAAACAAAACCAATGAGCATGAAAGTTGATAGAGGTTATGATTTTGTGTGCATTGATATGGATACTAAACAAATTTACTTCTACTCATACAATGATATTGAGATGATTGATAAGAATAACGGTTGTAATGGTAATCTTGTTGGTGAAGTTGGTGATTTACCACATGGCGAATCATATTACTGGAAACAAGCAAATCAGACATTTGTAGCATTAAGATAAAAAAAACAATACACAATGATAGACTTAAAAGATTATTTAACTGAGGGTAATATCTCAAATACAGAGCGCAAATTCAGAGAGTTCTCTCAGATGTGCGCAGGTTACAATACCTCTGTAGAAGAGGTGCGCGTTCACAAAACTTCAAAGGGAAACTGGGCTGTTTACAAAGACAATCGCCGCGTGTTCACCGCTTCAACAAACATCTTAGACTCCACAGTTGTAGAGACATACAAGATTAAATTATATGAAGCTTAATTTTATTTGCGACTAAAAAGCATTATTATTTACAAAAATATTCTGACAGAAATGGCAAAGAAAGGTATTATATACGAAACGCTTAACGACGTCAAATCACTCGGTCGTGAGAAGACCAGTGACGGATTTATGCACTTGAATGGTGTATTTGGCGTTTGTGGTGTTAGAAATAACAACCAACGTGTTTATGAGACTAAGAACTATGCTAAGATGGTAGAGAGTATGCAAGAGCGTTTGAAGAAGGCTCCTATTCCTGGCGAATTGGAACACCCTCAGACAATGAACATCACTACCGATAACATCTCACACCGTATTGACAGCATCTCTATTGATGAGAACGGTGTTGTTTCCGGCGAAATCACTCTTTTGAATACTCCGAAAGGTAAGATTGCTCAAGCAATTGTTGAAGGTGGTCTTCCGTTGTTCATCAGTTCACGTGCTCAAGGACAAGTTGATAAATTTGGTAACGTTACACTTGAGAATTTGCAGACCTATGACCTCGTTGGTTCTCCTGGTTTCTCTCAAGCAGAATTGCACTTGAACGAAAGTCAGTGCTTTGAGAGCATTTGCGAGAGCATGTGCTTTATCGGTAATGCAGACGAACCAGATGCTGAAACAGAAGTAAATGAAAATAACGATATGGACGCTGAACAACTAAAAGCAATTCAAGAACAAATTGAAGAAATGAAAGGTCAGATTGAATACTTGACCGAACAGAACAATATGCTCCAAGAACAACTTGACGAACAGCCTAACTTTGACCTCAAGCAAATTGCTGACGGTATTCAGAGTTGGATGCTTGAAGAGTACAGTCCAACCCTCCAGAACTGGATTGTAGAAGAGTACTCTCAGAAAGTACAAGATTGGGTAGTAGAGCAGTACAGCAAAGAAATACAAAATTGGTGCGTTGAGCATCTCGCTCCTGAAATCCAGAACTGGGTAGTAGAGCACTACTCTCCTGAAGTACAGAACTGGTGTGTAGAGCAATTCGCTCCTGAAATCCAGAACTGGATTGTTGAAGAGTACTCAGCTACTCTCCAGAACTGGTTGAATGAGCATTATGCTGCAGAGATGAAAGCAAACATTGTTGAGTCTATGCAACAGGAACTCAAAGAGTCCAAGAATAACAAGTTCGAGATGATTGACAGTATTCTTGAAACTCTTGAAAATGTATCTGCTCCTCAAAAACCACAGTATGGCCGTAAAGCTAACATGATTGCTGAAGAGAACACTCCTAAGTACATCGCTGAGATGCCTGCAGAGTATCGCGTAAAATATGACCTCGCTTCTCAAAGCGTAAAAGAGTCTATCCAGCGCCGTGCATCTGTTTACAACTTCGCTGAAAAAGGTGTTGCAAACTTCTGGGAGTCTGTTGATTGGGAACCTGCTCAAACAAAGAACATTCTCACTGAGAACCTTGACCAGGTAACTGATGAACGCGAGAAGGCTATCCGTCAGCAAATCCGTGCTTGGAGAAATCGTTAATACTCCTTGCTGTTTTATTCACTATTTGACAATGAAAGACTTGAAAGAGCATATTGAAGAACAGCAACAAATGCTTATTGAAAGCAAAGCTGATGAAATCTCAAATGCAATCAAAGAGAGCATCAAAAACGGAGAAGAATTAGATGAGGGGTTTTTCGGTACTCTTCTCGGCGGTGTTGCGGGTATGACAGCAGGAGCAGCTATTATGAAAGCAGTATGTAAAACACTCGGTATTGAAAAAGGTCTTATATTTGACTTGCTTACATCTAAAGTAGTATGTGCCGCTGCTGGTGCTGCAATCGGAAACAATTTGACAAGATTTTAATTTTATTTGAATAAATATAACAACAATATACTACAATGAAATATTTGAAAGATGCAATTTGCGAAGCCCAACTGAATGAGGCACGTGAATACACATATCGTGTTGCACTTGATGCAATCAAAGATAAAGATGGTCTTCCTATTACTATCACTATCGCTGTTGATGGTAAGTTCCACTCCCGTTTTGAAGAGTGGCTTGAAAGCCAACTCGGTAACGAATTTAGCCACGCTTGTGGTGCAAATAACGACTGGGAGTCTGATTTCTAATTATGGCAAAAGCAATCTCAAATGGCGTGAATTTTGTAAGTTCACCTAAAGTAAAGCGCCCGGGTGTACACGCGAAGACTAAGAGTTCTCACTTGAAATCAAGCAAGAACTATCGCAAAGCATATCGGGGCCAAGGACACTGCTAATCTAGCGATTAAAAATTGTAACCAGTTCATATTATTATAAATATCACACGTGTTTCTGTAGGATTATGAAGCCAATTAACCGATATATCAAAGGTAAATTCAGTGTTGCCGGTACATACTCAGACAAGATTTTGTTGTTTGATGTAGATGACACACTTATTCGCTCAGATATTAGAGTGTACGTGAAGAAAGATGGTAAAGATATCAAAACACTTACCAGTTCTGAGTACAACTCATACCGATTGAAACCTGGCGAGTCATTTGACTACAGAGAGTTCTGTGATGAGGAAGTGTTGAACAAGCGCTCGGTGTTCTTGAAATACTGGGACACACTAAAACGAGAGTATGCTAAAGGAACGCATATCGGAATTCTATCGGCACGGCAGAACCACGATATGTTTCACCGCTTCTTCATCAATCACGGAATTGATATCAAAAATGAACTGATTTTCACAATCAGCGACCCATCCCTCGGAATTAAAGGGGAAACAATTGAAGACCAGAAGGCCTACGTAGTTGGAATGTTGAGCAAATGGGGTTATAAAACAATTGTTTTCTTTGACGATAACGAGGTAAATCTAAAAACTGCGAAAAAGCTTGAAGGTAAATATGACATAAAAGTCATCACTGTAAAAGCATAAATTTAATTTTTCGCAAACATAGTATTATTGTAATCTAAATTTCTAAAAATCATGCAGCAATTCAAACAAAATACGATTATTTGTGCAGTGCCGAATATTTCCGGTACAGGATTTGCTATGATTAGTAGACGACCATCAGATTATAATGGTGCGAATGAAATGAGAGTATCAGAGACAGTGTTCCGACAGGGAGAACCCCGGTAACGTGTTACTAAGGTTTTTTGTCTTCTGATTGCTCTTGTTTTTGAAACGAGAGCAATTTTTTTGTTTTAAGGGACTTTATTCATCAACTGACTAATTAATCACAAAGAATATTTGCGTGTCTTATGCGTCAAATATACTGGCTTATCGTCAATATTTTGTGTTTGAACATACAGTGATGAAAAAGAAAAAACCAACAGAAAGTTAATTTCTCATAGTGTTTTGGTATATTACATTGTATTCACTAAAATCCTAAGAGTTATGACTGAAACGACAACTTACACCTGCTGTATTTGCGGCGCAAAATTTATTGGTTACGGCAACAACCCCGCTCCGCTCTGTCACGAAGGACGCTGCTGCGATGCTTGCAATATGAACCACGTTATTCCCGCTCGCTTACGTCTCATCTGTTCCGGTAAGTAATACTGGGGCGGTAGCTCAGCTGGATAGAGCAACAGCCTTCTAAGCTGTCGGTCCCCGGTTCGAACCCGGGCCGCCTCACATAACAAAAACACTCTCAAATATGATTAACGCAATTCTTTTTTCGCTGCTGTTCAACGTGAACGTGCGCAATGCACAGAGTACTTACACCTATTTGCCTCTCTACGCTGAGCGTGATAAGAGTATTGTGTACAGCAATAAAACAAATTCTTGGTTGTTCGTGTAATGGCAGCAGCATTCAAAAAATATGACCCGAAAGTCGTGCCGGCATTCAAAGAAGAAGTATGTCCTACTTGTGTACTGAAAGGTAAATGTGTCGCTGAAAATCGTGACACCAGCTGGTTTCTTGCTTGTCCACACTTTCACAAGTGGAGATTGAATATCCCTGATAACTGGGTTTCGCAACAACTCAAGTGGCAGAGAGAACATCCGGAAGAGGCAGAAGCAAAACACCAAGAAGCCGTAGCGAAAGCTTGGAAGCAGTCTAAAAAGAAATCAACCTCTAAACCTAAGAAAGATGAAACCAGTAAACAAAACAAATCTAGAAGCACTAAAGGCCGCAAGAGCAGCAGCAAGACAACTTGACATTGACTTGCACGGAAAACCTACTTGTATGCGTCCAATGGTGATACAGAGCAAGAAAAAGTATAATCGCAAAAAACTTGAAAAAATTTCTATTCCATAGTTAATTTTTGACAGTTCTTCTGTATATTATACTTGTTGTTGAAATACAACATTCGTTCTTTGACGTATTGAATACCAAAAAATTCAGGGGGATAGCTCAGTTTGGTTAGAGCGCATGACTGATACTCATGAGGTCCCGGGTTCAAGTCCCAGTCTCCCTACTTAATTTGCCTCATTAGCTCAGCTGGTAGAGCACGTGATTTGTAATCTCGTGGTCGTCGGTTCAAGTCCGGCATGAGGCTCACATTTTCTGGTCACTGGTGTAATGGTAGCACAGCAGATTTTGGTTCTGTTAGTAGGGGTTCGAATCCTCTGTGACCAACGAAGGTTGGGTAGCTCCCAAATAAGAGGGAAGTATACAGCGGGTGTCTCCTCCGAAAATAAAATACAAAACACCGCACATGGTCCTTTAGCTCAGTCGGTAGAGCAGTAGACTGTTAATCTATTGGTCGCAGGTTCGAGTCCTGCAGGGACCGCAAATCACACAAACAACTCATTATCGGTTCGAGTCCGGTGCTGTCGGAAGGCAATTGTTGGCAATGAGGTGTTTTATCTGCAGAGTGTGATTTATTTTTGGAGAGTTGTCAGAGTGGCCGAACGTGCCGGTCTTGAAAACCGGTGTACTGAAAGGTACCGGGGGTTCGAATCCCTCACTCTCCGCAATGCTTACACGGCATAATGAAAGTAATGAAGATGACGATTTCACACCGTTGTACAGAAATATAAAACAATATAGTATGTACAACAAGAGTATCTGATTTGTTATTAGTAGGATGTGACTAAGAGCCGGTTGGGTAATAAATTCCGTTAGAATAACCGACAAAAAAATAGTGGCGTAGCTCAGATGGTTAGAGTACAAGCCTGTCACGCTTGGGGTCACGGGTTCGAGCCCCGCCGTCACTGCACAGAACATTAAGTTCAAAACTTTGCGAAAGAGTGAAACGGTTTCCACTCCGGTCTCATAAGCCGGCAACAGCGGGTTCGACCCCCGTTTTTCGCAACCATTGGAGAATTACCCAAGCTGGTGAAGGGGCCGCATTGCTAACGCGGTAGGTCGTTACTGACGCGATGGTTCGAGCCCATCATTCTCCGCACAACAAACGGGATGTAGCTCAGTAGGTAGAGCACGTGCTTTGGGAGCATGAGGTCGCACGTTCGAGCCGTGTCATCCCGACAAAAATAAAAGTTGATTACATAGCCGACTTGCTCAAACAACTTTTTCTTAGATGCATATAAGAAAAGTTGTCAATTATAATATTTATTTGAGCAGTGCGCATCGCAAAGTGTGGTCATAAAATAATGGTTTAGGATGAACCTCCTACTCAGTGTAGTGTTCATGGTATTTTCCATAAAGATGTTTATATGAATTAATTAGAAAATTTGTATGTAATTTATAGATAGGAAAAGACTCACCTTAACGGCTGTCATTATTTCTTTTATTTTTTCCGATTATCCGGAGAGGTCCCATAGCTCAGTTGGTTAGAGCACCTGACTCATAATCAGGGAGTCCTTGGTTCAAGCCCTAGTGGGACCACACGTGCCGATTAATCACACAGCTATGTCAGACTAGGCTTCAGTGACGAAGAGAAGTGAGATGATTACTAATACTGCGGCTATAACTCTTTTAATCTCCATTAGGGTTGAGAAACACAGCTTATCCGATGGGAAACACTTGGTGGTTAGTACACAGCTTTGTTCTGTAGTGCTCATGACAGAAGAGTGTGAGTTGTGTGGAGTTCCGAGAGATTATTTTTGGTGCGATAGGTAAATGGTAAAACGGACAGACTGTAAATCTGTTGCCTTTTGGCTTTGGGGGTTCGAGTCCCTCTCTCACCACAAGATGGTTCGCTAGCTCAGTTGGTAGAGCACCACACTTTTAATGTGGGGGTCCTGGGTTCGAACCCCAGGCGGGCTACTTAATTTGCGAGAATAGCTCAGTTGATAGAGCACTAGCCTTCCAAGCTGGGGGTCGCGGGTTTGAGCCCCGTTTCTCGCTCTAAATCATTTGTTATGGAAACAATCTACACCCAATTTAAGAACTACACTGTATTGAAAGGGATGCACTATTGTATAAATTTCTTCCCTAAAATCAAGTTGAAGCGACACGTAAAAAACGATGATTTACACACTGATGATTACTACTGGTTATCAAGTGTAAAACGAGTTTGGTTCAATGAAAATAGTAAATATGAGGTAGATGAACCAGGTGCAGTGAACAAATTATTTGGTTTTTGCTACGGTTTGTTCAATATACACAAATACTCTGACCGCATCGGTTGGAGATACAACAAAGCACAAGACGTATTTGATGTGTATCTGTACAGTTACAACGAAGGAGTTTTACACAAACAGATAATTGACAAATTACTGTGTAACGAGTTTGTTGATTATTATTTGTATGTGACATTCTCACCAGACATGAAACAAAGATACGTTCAGATTTGGCGACAAGGAATGCAAGAGTGCGCAAGTATTTTGCACGACAATGAGCATCTGAAATTCAATTTAATATCAACTCTTGGTTTGTATTTCGGAGGTAAAAAACGTGCACCGAAAACAGTTAAAGTAGGAATTTCAAAAATACAAGATATTATATGATGACTTGGGAATGGGTACTTTTGATAGTACTGGGTATATTTAATATTACAGGTATTACACTGTTTCACACAGGAGAAAGAGGCAAAAAACTTTGGAACCGCCAGAAAGGTATTTTTGTTATCTTTACATTAGCATTTGTATTTGCTGGTATCACATACGCATTGTTTGAAGGTCCTCGTAGAATTGTGAACAGATTTAAGAAACAATAAATAAACAAATAATATTTTGATGGTATGTATTTGCTGCAGACGATACATATTTGATAATTGTTAAATGTTTAGGTGCATTAATTAAGAAGCATTCGGTGGTGCTGGAGTAAATGCCACCGTTATCAAAATATACGACTCCGCCATTGCGAAAGTAGCTCAGTTGGTTAGAGCGCTACCTTGCCAAGGTCGAGGTCGTGGGTTCGAGTCCCATTTTTCGCTCAATGGTTCAAGGAAGAATGATAGATGCGACTTAGAAATTCGCAAGCTATGGGTAGTCTTCTGAAACTAGACTGGGGTTGGACTCCCCACAGACAATGCTCCGAAACACATAAGAGTATCTGAATGGCATACGCTACGATGCCTGCCCTTAAAATACTTCTGTAGTTCAACTGAATAGAATACCGGTCTACGGAACCGGCGGTTTGGGTTTGAGTCCCAATGGAAGTACTATTTGGTATTCAATGCGAAAATGTACGGCGGGTTCGTATATCGGTTAGTACATCAGATTTTCATTCTGGGAAGAGGGGTTCGATTCCCCTACCCGCTACCAAGGTTCTTTAGCTCAGCAGGTTCAGAGCATCTGCCTTACAAGCAGAGGGTCATTGGTTCGAACCCAATAGGGACCACAATCGCCGGAGTAGCTCAGTTTGGTTAGAGCGCAGCACTCATAACGCTGAGGTCGCTGGTTCAATCCCAGCCTCCGGTACACTATTATTGACAAAACAAAAAATTATCAGATATGAATAAGACTTGGAAAATTGCTCTCACGAGCGTTGCACTTGTTTGTGCATTGACCGCACTTGTTTGCGGCATTGGCTGCACCGTAAAGCACGATGCAGAACAGGTAACTCTTCTTGAAGACTCCGCAGCAGTAGAATTGGTTATTGATAGCATCGAACCAATTGATACTGTGGCTGTTGATACGATTGCTTTCTATTAAGAATCGCACAAAAACTGAAAGAGAGTTATCACAAGTAACTCTCTTTTTTAATGGGGTATAGTGTAATGGTAGCACAGCAGATTCTGGTTCTGTGTGTCTGGGTTCGAGTTCTGGTACCCCAACAATCGCGTTCTTAGCTCAGTTGGTAGAGCAGCTGACTCTTAATCAGCGGGTCCAGGGTTCGAGCCCCTGAGAGCGTACTAATGACCGTATGTCCGAATGGTTAGGTGCTGGTCTGCAAAACCAGTTATACGGGTTCGAATCCTGTTTCGGTCACACATATTGAAGAGTAGTTCAGTATTCCACTTCCGATGTCGTGGGTTCGAGTTCCGTCTCTTCAACAATTATGCCTTATTAACTCAGCAGGTAGAGTAACTGTCTAGTAATCAGTAAGTCGTTGGTTCGAACCCGACATAAGGCTCACCAATATCGCTAAATTGCGCACACGAGCGCAGCGCGTACACACGCGTAATGTCCACACAACCTCTGTCGCCAAAAGGACAAGTTGGCTTCTTAATTAGTACATTAAATAGCTGGAAATGAGCAGGTTACGTGCCTGCTCATTTTTTACAAAAATCTCATTAAAAAATCTCCTATTTTTTCATATTGTTACATAACACCCACTATGCGTCAGTAGTTCAATTGGTAGAGCACCGGTCTCCAAAACCGGCTGTTGGAGGTTCGAGTCCTTCCTGTCGTGCTAATATAACGAATTGATATGAATATACTTATTACAGGAATTGCGGGATTGATAGGTAGTCGTTTTGCACAATACCTGATAGAAAATACAGAACACCAGGTGTATGGTGTTGATGCTCTTCAAGCCTGAGGTAATGAAGAACAAAACATTCCTGAAAAAGCAATTTACTGGAAAAAAGATATTTCAACTCAAGATATTTCTTTCATATTTGAAAAATACAATATTGATATATGAACGTAGAAAAAAGAGACGGTACAATTCAACCTTTCCGATTTGAGAAAATAGAACGTGCTGTAAAGTTGGTATTTGAAAGTAAACCGGTAAACGAACCGGTGCCTGACAAATTCATTGAACAACTGAAAAGTTATTTTGATGCTCTTGTTGAAAAAAGCGATGCGAAAAATCCGAAATATGCGATGCCTATTGAGGACATTCAAAACATTATTCGTGACTTTCTAATCAAGAAAAACAAAATCAAAGCAGCACAGTCTTTCATTCTCTATCGTGCAAAACGTGAAGAGATACGTGATAAGAAGTCGTGGTTGAACAAAGAAATAACCCGAAAACTAAAGGGTAATGATGTAGAGAACCAGAATGCGAACTTGGATGAGGCATCATTCGGTGGCAGAATGGGAGAAGCGAACCGAGTAGTAACGAAAAATTACGCATTGAAGTACGTTGTTTCCAAGATGGCACGTGATAATCATAACAACAATATGATTTATATACACGACTTGGATTCTTATGTAGTCGGCATGCACAACTGCTTGAGTGTTCCTTTTGATGATTTGCTTGCAAAAGGTTTCACAGTACGACAAACTGATGTTCGTCCTGCAAATTCAGTGAACACTGCTTGTCAGTTGGTAGCAGTGATTTTTCAATTGCAATCATTGCAACAATTCGGGGGTGTATCTGCTACGCATCTTGATTGGACAATGGTCCCATATATCAGAAAGAGTTTTTACAAACATTTCTTAGAAGGAGAACATTATATCGCAAAACAAGATATCGTTTTGAAGGGTCTTCCAGAGCATTTGTCAATAGAAGATGATTGGTACAAGCAATTAGGGGAAGATGTGTACCAGTATGCGATGGATATGACAATCAAAGAGATTTATCAAGGTGTTGAAGGACTTTATCACAACTTGAATACACTACAATCGCGTTCTGGTAATCAGCTTCCTTTCACCTCTATCAACTACGGCACTTGCACAAAAGAAGAGGGTAGAATGTTCACTCGTGCGCTGTTGGAAGTATCTCTTAAAGGATTGGGTAAATTTGGTAGAACCTCTATTTTCCCTTGTGGTATTTTCCAATACATGAAAGGTGTAAATGATAAGCCTGGCACTCCGAATTACGATTTGAAGTTGTTGGCGCTGAAGAGCACCTCAAAACGTTTGTACCCAAATTATGCGAATGTAGATTGGTCGGGCAATGCAGGTTACGACAGAAAAGACCCACGAACTTATTTCTCTACGATGGGATGCCGTACTGCAAATGGTTATGATATTAACGGTCTTGGACAATTGAAAGATGGCCGTGGCAATATCTGTCCAGTCACTATCATTCTTCCGACACTTGCAATGATGGCGAAATTACAAGAGGGTGATGCAGTAGAGAATTTTATGAATATTCTTGACCGCAAAATCTGGGAAGCGAAAGAAATGCTTTTGGAGCGCTTCAAGTATATTGCATCACAACCTGCCGCTTCAGCAAAGTTTATGTATGAGAATAACACCATGGCTGGTTATGTACCAGAAGAAGGTATTATTTCTGCATTGAAGCACGGCACTTTGGCGCTCGGTCAATTAGGACTTGCTGAAACATTGCAAATTCTGATAAATACAGACCATACAACGGACGCTGGCATGGAACTTGCAAAGAAGATTGAAGGTTTGTTCAAAGAGCGTTGTGCGTCATATAAAGAGCAATATCGCTTAAATTTCGGTGTGTATTATACTCCTGCTGAAAACTTGTGCTATACTGCATTCAAAAAGTGGAAAGAAAAATACGGTGATTATGAAGGAGTAACATACTATATTGATGAAGATGGTAATCGTGTGGATAAATTATTTTTTATGAATTCTATTCATATACCTGTTTATCATAAAATATCTCCATTTGAAAAAATTGATTTAGAAAGTCAGTTAACAGGTTATAGCTCTGCTGGTTGTATTACTTATGTTGAACTAGACAATAATGTCGTTCACAATAATGAAGCACTTGAAAAGATTATTGATTATGCAATGGAAAAAGATATACCGTACTTTGCAATAAATATTCCAAATGATTTGTGCAACGATTGTGGTTATCAAGGTCATATAAATGATATTTGTCCTAAATGCGGTTCTGAAAATATATCTAGGTTAAGACGAGTAACTGGTTATTTAACTGGTGATTACAAGTCTGCATTTAACTTAGGAAAACAGTTAGAAACCGAGTTACGTGTAATACACAAAAAAACAATAAATTTGGGTGATTGATGATGATTACATATTGAATAAATTTTTAGATAAGAATGGTAATACAAAGTATTATAATAATGCTATCACTACATGGACTGTACGAGATGTACAAAAAAGAAAAGTTGCAAAGGAAAATAATTTGAATTACAAAGAATTTTGGAATATAAATGAATTAAAAAAATTTATTGACTTTACCGAACAATAATTTGTATGAGCGAAGATTTTAGAGTATTGACAATCACCCACCCTGATGTAGAAAATGGATTGGGTTGTAGAGTAACACTTTGGGCGGCTGGCTGTTCGCACCACTGCCCAGGGTGTCACAACCAACACACTTGGGATTATAATCAAGGCAAGCAATTAAAAAATCAAGAAATTGTAGATATTATATACGAGTACGTAAAACCTGACTATATTCAAGGTATCACTCTTTCTGGCGGAGACCCACTTGACCAATCAGACAGTGCGCTTGAGCAGTTGTATGATTTTTTGGTTAAATTCAAAAAAGATTTTCCTGAGAAAGATATCTGGTTCTATTGTGGCGATACTTTTGAGTGCCTTTGCTATAACCCTTATAAAAAGAGAATACTGCAATTGGGTGACGTACTTATTGACGGAAGATTTGTCAAAGAACTGTACGACCCAGATATCGCATTCAGAGGTTCAACAAATCAGCGTACCATAGATTTGAAGAGCACATTTGCTCAAAACCAGATTGTTCAAATAAATCTAGATAAGTGAGTTAAATTCTTTGAAGTTTTTTATATATTGTACTTGTTTTATAAGAAAATTACAAGCATATGAGTGAACTAGAACTTCAACAGGAGAATGCAAAACTCCAAGCACGCCTCGCAAAAGCGGTAGAGGTGTTCAAAGAACAAAAAGCTGATATCACTCGTCTTACTGAAGAACGAGATACAGCAAACTCCGCAAACACAAAGCTTCAGGCGCGTGTTGCTGAACTTGAACAACAGACGGCTGCAAAAAGCGAACAGGACGCTCAATTCTTTGAGCAGGTTCAAGAAATTGAAAATCTCAAAACACAGCTTTCCGAAACGAGTGCTGAGTTAGAGAAGACAATCCAAGATGCAAAGCAGACCGAAGAGCACGACGCGGAAAAAATCGCTGAACTTGAAACACATGCAAGTTCTCTTGAAGACCAAGTCGCTGAACTTCGTGCAAAGTACAATTCTTTGTGTACCTCTGTCAAAGATTGGCACAATCGCCTATCAAGCATTGTAAAAAATGTAGAGGAAAAGTAAAAACAGTCGGGTGAAAGTCCCGATATGCCTTATTGGTGGAACTGGTAGACACGCCTGCCTTAGGAGCAGGTTCCGATAGGAGTGCAGGTTCGAGTCCTGTTTAAGGCACTTTCTCACTGTTGTGCGTGGCCTGTGCGATGGGTTGAAATCCGGGAGGCCACTCTACTTCGGTAGACGATTGCAAGAGGTAAGAGACCTTGCCTTCGGAGTTATAGGGAGAGCAAACACTCCACATTCAGTTTTATGAACTGGATGATTGAGAACGGAAACTCCACAACAGAAAAGCAGGAAATAAACTGTATGCTTGCACAGCTAAGGTGGAAATAAAGCAGAGAGCAATCGGAGCAATCTGGTTGTTGTCGGGAGGGCGTCTTTATTGGATGAGGCGCAAGTCTTGTTCATTAAAGATACCTGACCGATTTTCACTTAGATGGCGAAATTGGTAGACGCGCTACCTTGAGGTGGTAGTTCTTCGGAGTAAGGGTTCAAGTCCCTTTCTGAGTACAAAGTTGCATATATAAAAATTCCTGTCGCATAGAAAGGTCTGTGCAATTTTCTTTTTTTCGTTGCTATCGTATAGTGGCCCAGTACTGCAGCCTCTCACGCTGCGAACCCCGGTTCGACTCCGGGTAGCAATACAAATTAGTGCTATCGTATAGTGGACTAGTATGTCACCCTGTCTGGTGTTGACCTTGGTTCGAATCCAAGTAGCACTGCAAAAATACTTGTCGGAATGGCGGAAATGGTAGACGCGCTGGTCTCAAACACCAGTGGAGAAATCCGTGCCGGTTCGACCCCGGCTTCCGATACAAAATTCTCCCTTGGTGGAACTAGGTAGACACGCCGGACTTAAAATCCTGTGACCCGTGATGGTCGTGCCGGTTCGAGTCCGGCCGGGAGAACAAATACAGCGAAATCTGTATTTATATGGTGTTCGTGGCTGAGCGGCTTAGGCGCCAGATTGTGGTTCTGGTTTACACAGGTTCGAGTCCTGCCGAACACCCAACTAATTAAAAAACAATCAGATATGAAGAATTGGAATTGGAAGCAGTGGACTGCACTTGCACTTGCCGCTGCACTTATTATCGCAGTTGTAGTACTGCATTTTGTTCAACCGGTAGTATCATTTGCATTCACTGAGTTCGCTACTCTTATCGGTGCAATCATCGGTGGTGTTTGCGGTTATTCGCTACACGATTTCCTAAACAAGAAACAGTAACAACGACTTAGGTCATATTAGAAAGCATAGTGATTTTTTCGCTATGCTATTTTTATTAACTGAAAATTGAAAAAACTTGGGCATTTTTTCATATTTTAATTTATATTATACAACTTATGAAAATTGCAATTATAGATATCGGATGGAACGCTATCAATCAGTACAATCCTTTCTCTGATGCGCTAGGTGGTTCTGAGACATGGTTGTTCCAAATAAGCAACAAGTTCTCCGAAAAGAACACTATCCACGTATACTTCAATTTCAAAGACAACGCGTTAAATTCAAGAAGAGTTAATGATAATCTTGTGTATTTCAATGCGAGAAATACGCTTGAAATGCTTAAAAATATCAAGTATGATTTTGTAATTCTATCTCGCTTTGTCGCAAAGAATGGAGTTAATTACATTGATTACATTCAGAAGAACAATGTCGCAAAGCACGTGTATGTACAAGTGCATGATTTGTCCATTATCAAAGATACTAATACAGGCGATATTATCAAAAGCTACGACAACCTGAAAAATTTGCATTTAGACAGCGATTTCGTGACGATTGTGGCACTTAATGAGTGGCATAAATCAAATCTTCTGGCGCAATACAAAGTTCCTTCAGAACGCATTATTTGTGTACCGAACGGAGTTGACTTGTCTTTGTTTGATTTCAGTGATTGCGAAAAAGACCACCGAGTACTGTGGTCCTCGTGTCAAGAACGAGGTCTTGATATCTTAATCAATGATGTGTATCCGCTCGTTAAGGCACATGTGCCGGATTTCGGCATAGATGTTGCAGGATATAATGAATTGCACGATATCAACACAGATGGTAAAGATATCCGCATTCTTGGCAGATTGACAAAACAACAGCTTTATGCCGAACAGAAAAAACACCGCGTGTGGTTTTATCCGGGCACATTCGCTGAAACATTCTGTATCACTATGATAGAGAATATCTTGAATGGTGCTCAGGTTGTTTCACCGATGACATTCGGTACAAGCGGTACTCTCGCTCCATTCTTGGATAAAATCAAAATGCAAGGTGATTTCATTTCAGGCATAAATGATATAGCTGCGGTAGAGGCAGCATTCACGATTATTCGTCTTCTTAACGGAGACTCTTCAAAAGATGAACTGTACAAACAGATTACCGAATATATCAAAGATAATTACAACTGGTATCATTCAGTTGACTTATATGAAAAAGACTTTACAAAATATATGAGTTTCACATCAGGTGATGAACGCGGAGATAAACCGAAAAAGATTTTGTTCTTGACAATGCTCTGCAATCACCCGTATTTCAAAGACGAGTTGGAGATTGTCAAAGACACTTGGGCTAAACCGATTATTGAAGGTAAGTACTCTGATGCAACTTGGTATTCTTTCACAGCTTGCGACAAAGAACACCCAATTGAGTGTGTTGACCCGATAACACGTATGGTGTATGTGAATACACAAGATGACTTGTATCACACATTCAGTAAGATGAAACGTGCTTATCAACTGCTTCGTGAAGCAGAGGATTTTGATGTGCTCGTGCGCACTAACACAAGCACTTATTTGAACCTTGACAAAGTGATGCACTACGCTCGTACTATCGGTGATAATGAAATCGCTAACGACTTTTGCAATTACTACTTCACAAAACCCGATGGTAGTTGGGAGTTCCAGTTTGTCACAATTTGCGGCAATTGTTATGTCGGACCAACAGTTTTGTTTGATAAAGTATTCTTCTCTGAACACAATGAGGACACTATGCACTTGCACGATGGCGATGATATCATCACTGCAAAGATTTTGTACCATTTAGGAGTTAGGTATAAATCAATTCGCTTGAACCCATGCGAAAGAACAAACAATTACTGTCCATTGTACAAGCGCTACGCTCCAGAAGATGCACACCTTGCAAGTGATGAGGAGTCTAACCGGTACACCGATGACCCTTATGAGGTACACAATTTCTCTACCGTATCGGTTCGCTCTAAATATGTTAACTTGGATGAGCGTCGCAAGAAAGGCAACGAGTTTGAACACATGTACGAATTGGATAGAGCATATCGTCGTGTAAGTACAAACAATAAAAAGCACTTCAAGATTTTGTTCTTGTCAATGAGTTGCAACGATGAGTTCTTCACACTAGAAGAGAGTGTTGTAAAAGACACTTGGGCAAAGCCGATTATTGAAGGAAAATATCCTGATGTAGGTTTCTTCTCTTACAAATCTTGCAACAAAAAGTATCACTTTGAGTGCATTGCTGATAACACAGTATATGTAAATGTTATGGATGATTTGCATCACACATACTCAAAGACAAAGAGAGCGCTTCAATTCTTAGAGGAGCAAGGTTATAGTTGGGACTATCTTGTGCGCACGAACACAAGCACATACTGGAATGTTCAGAAAGTAGTTGACTTCTACCCTCAAATGTGTCCAAACTTTATTTATTCAGTGTTCGGTTGGCAGGTTCCTTTTGACGGAAGTGGATTTGATTGTCCTGCTGGGTGGAGTATGATTTTACCTAAGAACTTGACCGATATTATTGCACATGAGGATTTTGATGAGACAATGGGTAAGTATAAAGCTACTATTGGTGACCGCATTAACAACAAATCTTGGTTCCCTTACGAGCGCTACGACGACACTCTGATTGGTTTGCTTATCTGGCTTGTAAGAGACAGAGTAAAATACAACTATTTCAATATGGGTGTTTATCACTACCGTTGTATTCCAGATGGTGTACTTCAAATTCCGAAGATGTACAAAGGTCATCCGTTTTTCGACAGACCTGAAGAACGACTTGAAAAAGCCGAAGATATAAACAATGTATTCATGGCGCAAGTAAGAAGCTGGGGTATCAAAGAGTGCCGTTATCTTGAACTTGAACACATGTACGAACTAGACAACGCAATAAAAAGAAAAATATGATTACAAGAGACCAAATTATCAACTGTTTCATTTATAGAAACAGTTACAAGAAATACCTTGAAATAGGTCTTGATGACTGTTCAAACTACTTGCGTATTGATTGTGAGAACAAAGAGTCATGCGACCCATACTCTATACAAGAGACCTCTGGTGAACAGCGGTATGACAAATCTGGTGTGCCTGAAGAGGTATACCAGAACTTGACATACTGGATGACCTCTGATGAGATGTTCGCTACAATGCCACAAGATAACAAGTACGATATCATCTTCATTGATGGACTTCATACAAAAGAACAAGTGTACAAAGATTTGCGCAATGCATACAAACACCTTAATGTCGGTGGAACAATTATTCTGCACGATTTCCTACCTACTGAAGAGGACCACCAGCGAGTACCTAGAGTATCAGGTATCTGGAACGGAGATGTTTGGAAAGTAGGTCCTGTTCTTAAGCTGTATGGTGTACAGTTCTACACTGTTGACACAGATTTCGGTTGTTGTGTAATTCCATATCAGCAAGCACTATCTGGACTTCCTGAAACCACGGGCCCTTTGCTTGAGTACAACCAGGTTTTTACAGATAAATCTGTGAGAAATAACGTGTTAAATGTGGTATCTGAGAATGAATTTTTGAAAAAACTTCTAAAAAACTGAGTTAATCGGTTAATTTCTCTTTTGTTTTTCATATATTTGTATTGTGCTTACAAAAACAAACACATACAACTGAGAAGTTAATAGTGTGTTGACTGTGGTACTTCGAAAACTTCAAGATTATTTGATGTTTAACAAAGACCCAGTTGCTCACTTCTGCTCTACCGGATAAAACCTGTTTCACAGCCCCGGGAAAGTTAATAGTGAAAACCCACTGTCTAAGTGTTCTTTAACTTCTCATTCACATATTGTCTGGTGTAGTAAAAAGTTACTTCGTTCAGGACTATTTTTAACTCTAAAAGCTTTTTGCGAAAGTTCCGACAATTTTTTAATTATTCACCTTCTCTTTTTTCACGTAAATATGAGCAAAATCAATCCTACTGTAAAGAAGACTGCTGCAAGTTGCAGAAACAGTAATGAACGTTTGGCTGGTGGCTACGGCGCAATCGCTGCTACTCAGTCAAATATTTGTGCGTTGAGACGAGTTGTTCTCGCCAATCTCCTCTGGGAAAACAACGCATACATTTCCGGTGCAGCCGTAGCTGACGAAATCAAGCGACTTATTCCACTCTGTAGTGCAGAACAGGTAGCTAACCTCGCAATTGAGGCACGTGTGGTACAGAAGCTTCGTCACACTCCTCTGTTTATCGCCAACGAAATGTGCAAGTACGAAGACACTCGCAAGTACGTATCTCGCGTTCTTCCTGCGATTATCACCCGTGCTGACATGCTCACCGATTTCCTTGCTCTCTACTGGAAAGAAGGTAAAAAGCCTCTTGCTAACCAGGTCAAAAAAGGTTTGGCCGCCGCATTCCACAACTTCGACGAGTATCAGTTCGCTAAGTACGACCGAGATGCTGCAGTAAAGCTTCGTGACGTAATGTTTTTGGTTCATCCTGAACCTAACGACGACGCCGAAGCAGCACTGTTCGCAAAAATCGCAGAGCGTAAATTGGATACTCCTGATACTTGGGAGGTTGCTCTTTCAACTACGAAAGACAAGCACGCCGCTTGGACTCGTTTGCTTGAAGAGCACCGGTTGGGCGGCCTAGCGATGTTGCGAAACATCAGAAATATGTCCAAAGCTGGAGTTGAAAATGAACTCATCATGAATGGCCTCGAAAATATCAACGGTCGAATGCTTTTGCCGTTAGATTACTTGAAGGCCGCAAAGATGAACCGTAATTATGAAGACAGCATTGAGCAAGGCATGTTACGCTCTTATGCTAAGCTTCCGAAACTTAAGGGTAAGACACTGTTCATAGTTGACGTGTCTGGTTCAATGACATATAACATCTCCAGTAATTCAGATTGGACTCGCCTTGACGCCGCCTGTGCAATGGCAATGCTAGCTGCAAACCAGTGCGAAGATTTCCGTCTTGTTATCACTGCAGGAAACGACGGACTCCGTACTGGTGCGCATGCTGAAATTAAAAATCCGAATAAGGGCTTTGGAATATCAGAACAGATTAAAAGTGAGTCCTCAAAAGTCGGAGGTGGCGGTATCTTTACCCGCCAATGTCTTGAGTGGTGCAAAAACAAGTTCGAAGGAGAGGAATTTGACCGCACCATTATCTTCTCGGACTCTCAGGATTGCGATTATCCAGACAAGAGAATTCCCGCTCCGTTCGCAAAGCACAACTACATCTGCGACGTTTCGTCTGAAAGACATGGCGTGAATTATCTCGGAGTGTGGGACGCAGAAATTTCCGGTTGGTCCGAGTACTTCCTGACTTATATCGCTGCTCTGGAAGGTGTTGAAAATACCTTCACCGGAGAAGAGTGATAAGAAAGGATTAAATCACTAAACAGCTGTGAGTGAAGCATCGAAAGGTGCTTCACTTTTTATGTTTTATAGAGATGATTGTTATTATTTACAATATGAAAACAATTTACTCGTATATTACAGAAGCAGAAATTAGTTTGGCGAGAGAGTTAGTTAACTTTCTGAAGTCATCAGAGAAAGATTTTTATGCATCTCCTGCAGACGAAGAGTTTGATATACCACCAAGCCATGCTGAGTTGTGTGAAAAGTATCACATAAAGGAACTGTCTATATCAAAGACAACTGCATACGATGAGTACAAAGATGTACCAACAAACAACAAAACATTGTATATCACCGATGTTATGATTTCCGACAAGAACTCTGGTTTCGGTTCAAAAGTGATGCAAGAGATAATCGCAGCAGCACACAAGTGCAACTACGATGTATGTTTACATCCGGATGATATGTTCGGTAGTAATCTTGAGCGCCTTGTTCAGTTTTATGAGAAACAAGGTTTTGTCACAAGTGAAATAGCGAATGAGCGCAATGTAAAAGGGAAAGGTCAGTGGTACATAATGTTCAACTATTGTAAATAACAACAAAATATGAATAACGAAGAATATATAAAATGGCAGGATGCGGTAGATGTCGCATTCATTCAACGAGTACAAGCTGAGGTAACACAATCTTGTGCATTACCTTTCGCATTGCCTGTTGACCGTATTTCAGCATTTATTGTACAAGCAGCTGAGTGGTTTTGGTTGAATTGTGACTGGTGCTCAGAAGAGCGTATGTATCTTATCAAAAACTCAGATATCTGCAAGTGTAATTTTGCAAATAAGATTGTCACACTACCTAGTCAAATCTTAGGCGTACACCGCGTTTGGCGTGCAAATGCGGGCGCAAAAGGTACGCTTGGTGATTTCTCATTGGAGCGTATGATGATGGCTTCATATTCACAGTTTGGTGGTGTAGGCACTATCGGAGGAGGTTTGACTGGTAACAACTTCACTGGATATTCACTCGGTGATGTTGTTACAAGTATGTACGAGGTAGATACATTCAATCAGGTACTCAATGCACCTCTTACTTACGATTACAATATTTTCTCACACAAACTGATTTTGTTGGGTGATTTGAAGTGGCAAGATGTGCTGATTGACTGTTACGTGCGCACGAGCATACAGGATTTGTACAACAACTACTATTTCTTCAGATATGTAGTTTGTTTGACAAAGATGGCGCTCTCTGGTATTTATGGCCGATTTGAGTTCAAACTTCCGGGTGGTGTAACAATCAATTATTCGGGTCTTCAAGACGAGGCTAAAGATGAACTTGAAGAAATCAAACAATGGGTACAAGACCACAATGGTGTTGCTTACTTCTCTCAACCAAATAGAGTATAGTGATATTGTTGATAAATTCTTGTCAAATAACAAAGTATCAACAATATATTACAAAACAAGCAAAGACACAGACTCCGCTCCTGTTTGGCACAAACAATTGCGACTATTGAATAAATACGATGGTTGCTGGTGCATAGAAAATAGTAAATAACAATGATTGAAAATCCACTACTTATCAATAAATCAGAAATCAACAGCGAAGTACTTAAACAGAAGGTAATCAACCTGTTAGACAAAACATTCCAGATGCCTGCTGAGTTCAATTACAATGTTGTGATTGTTTCAAGAGATTTTGTCGCAAGAATGGACTTGCTATCAAAACAGATATATGGAACAGATAAATACCAAGATGTATTGTGCAAGTTGAACGGTATCTCTAATCCTTTTGAACTGAATGAAGGTATGATGGTAGTGTTGCCGGAGTTCGGTTTTTTGGAAAGCTTTTATTACAAAGAGAAAAACTCAGAGAAGGACCCAGCTGCAGAAGACTCATCATACACACCTAAAGCAAAACAGAAGAACGAGAAACGCAAACCTAACGAAGCAGTTGTCGGAGATAAGCGTTACAAAATTGACCCATCTAGAAAAGTGATTGTATATTAATGGCACAGATAACTGTAAAATATGACCCTACGCTTGAGATTGAGGAAATTCAAGAGTTGATGTATGCAACAACTAAGGAGCAAGACCAAGATAACAAAGAGGGTGAAGTGTCGCAAACAAAAATCACCGGTATTATATCTCCGCTTATCAAGGTAAACCATATCAATATCATGTGGTCTCAGATTACACGATTTGAGTTGCGTTCAACTGATTTGTTGCCGACACTCAATTTCTCGTTCATTGATGACATGGGGTTTGTCAAATCACTTGACCAACCAGACGGTGATAATTTGGTGTTAGTACAGATTTTACCTCCATTTGAAAACGCATACAAGAAAATAAATATGCGTTTCTATATTGATAGTGTGACAATTAATGGCAATAAGGTGTCAATAAGCGCTATCTATAATGTGCAAAAGTTATATCAGTATCAACTGCGTGCATTCGGAAAAATCTCCACTTACGATTATTTTGATAAGATAGCAAAGGATTGTGAACTCGGTCTTGCATCAAATATTGACGGAACAACTGATGAGCATTATGTGTATATGAACAATCGCACGTACGCTCAATCTATGTCGCGTGAACTTGCTGTATCAGGTAATGAAACTTGTATTCTTGACAGTTGGATTGATTTTCATAACTACTTGATTATCTGTGATATGTACGAAAGATACAACGCGATAGATAAGGACTTGAAAGTATGGACATCATCTCTTGTTCAAGATACCGCTGCAAACGCTGATATAGAACCGCGTCAAGAAGATGCGATACTCAGCAATGCGATTGCTGTTCGCAACTCTCAGCTGTATGTGAAAGACTACAAAACTGTATGTCATTCTGGTAACAACACTTACTTCGGCACCGACCGAATATTGGAATGTTACAATATTGCGGACCAAGAGTCAAAATCAACTCTTATACAAGATGGTGATGTGAAGAACGACCTATTCGTAAAAACAATCTACCGAGGAGAACTGTTTGGTGATTACGACTATTTCTTGCAAGAGGATTGTCACAAAACATACATGAAAAAAATCAACTCTGATTATATTGAGGTGTCCCTTCAAACTCCATTGCTCGGATTAGAGCGTGGACAACGAGTAGACTTCCGATGGTATGATGTTAATCCTGCAATAAAAGCAGTGAAAGACACAAAAGAGATTGAGACTAATATTCCGACTGAAGACCAGACAGAAGAAGATGACGACCAAGATGGTTGGACTTTGAACAAACAGGTTTCAGGACAATATCTGATTATCGGAGTTATTGTCAAATTCAAAGGAATTGCCGGTGGATGGCAATACACACTGCAACTTGCTCGTCCAGCAGATAAAAAGAACAATTACTTAGACCATGAATAATGTATGTGTAAGCTATAAAGATATAATTCAATCTTTCAGAAGCTTCAAAAAAGTAGACAGTAAGGGATTTAACCGTTTTGATAGTCCTGCAAATCTCTACTTCAAAATCGTGTTTTATTTCAACGAAGACCAAGGCTTGTTAGGATTGGACAATATGAAGTTTGACGATACAAGTAGCGAATTTGAGAAGAAGATTGCAGCGCTCACTTCCGCATTCAACGGCAAAGGAGATAAAATGAAAGACGAACCTGCAACATCGGTGAAAACTCTACAAAATGTCACTTTGAAAAACACTGCTTATCACTACTTGCTTCTCAATGATGAGTTAGAGCGTGCGCGTATGCTCAAGAAGTTTGTGTTGTTGCTCAGCAATATCAATTCAACTTCTCCTTGGTATTTCTCTGAGATTACAGGTCTTGACGGAGCACTTGAAAGAAAAATGTTCGACCAAGAGTTCAAGATTGAAGAACGTAAGACTATCTCTATCAAGTGTTTACCAGATGCATATGATAATCGTATCGGTACTTTGCTTGACTTATATCGTGCGATTTGCTACTCATATCAAATGAAAAAAGAGATACTACCTGCAAATTTACGCAAGTTCAATATGGGTATTTTGCTATTCAATGCACCAATTCGTGGACTCGGTGGTAAATCAGGTGACAGCGATGCGAAAATTATGATACCAGAAGGTCCTAATGATTTTTACATCTCTTCTTGCAAGTTGATTGAATTGCGCAATTGTGAGATTGACCAGAACTCTTCTAAGAGCGCATACGGTACTCTGAAAACAGAAGAACCGCTTGCTCCTGAGTACACTATCAACATCGCATTTGATGATTGCTATGAGTCCCGATACAATGAGGTGATGCAATATGTGATTACCGACTTTTTGAACGTGGATATACAACCGAGAGAAACTGAGCAGTATGTTGACGCATACGGTAAATCTTATGAGGGTACCAGACAATTGAGATTGACAAACTCCGGCGAGGATTTCAAAAATTACTGGACAGATACCGATTACTCAGGCGGTGAAGCAGAAACAAAAATATACGATAATCCGATTAATCATGAGAGTACTGATTTAGCGAAACGAGATGCTAATGATATCGGTGGAAAGAGTCCTTTGACAAGTCAAGTTACAAATACTATGGAGAAAGCGAAAAATGCTGTAAAAATTCCTGGATTCTCTACGAAAGAGAACATTCACGACAATGGTACTGTGAACCAGTTCGGAACATACGAGTACTTGAATAGAATATCAGGTAGTGACAGTGCAATCGGCAAACTCGCTTCTACAGGCGCACAACAAGCGCTTAAAGGAGTTAAATCAAAGGTAGCCGGGTTATTCCTTGGTAACATATATGGAAACTCTGTATCTGATTATTTGATGTATGCTCGTCAAGCTGCCAGCGCTGATATCCCCGGTCTTGTTGCAAATGTGAAAAACAAGAAAGAGAGTGAACAAGAACAACTGAAAGATAAAAAACTTCCACAGTATAGTAAACAAAAGACAGAACAGACAGGAAATGCGAACCAATTGAAATCAATTTACAACAACTTATAAATAAATCCTGAAAATTCTTAAATCGCCCGTAACTTATTGAAACTCAGTGTAGTTTTATAGTTGCAGGCGATTTTCTTATTATTAGAGTAGAAAAAAATAACAAATATATATGAGTTTACCTAATTATCTTGCGAAAATTAAGTCTAGTGGCATTTACCGTTTTGTTTGGGACAAATCGGAAATCGCAGGCGTTGACGCTGAGATTTTGAGATTGGTTGTAGGCTACTCTGAGAAGGGCCCTTTCAATACCCCAATCTATGTAAAATCTGAAGCTGAATTTAAGAGTATTTTCGGCGACGTAAGTAAGAAATTGGAGAAACGTGGCGCATACTTCCACCGCATGGCTATCCAGTGCCTTGCTAAGGGTCCTATCCTCGCTTTGAACTTGAAGAAGTTTAGCGATGAGAAGGTTGCAGCTGCTTCTTTCAATGTTGTTGATACTATCACTGCCTCTGAACTTGGCATTGAGAGTGTTTATGACACTACTCGTTTCTGGAAACTTGACCCGGAGTCTATGGCACGTGCAACCGGCGCTATTGACGCAAAGAAGTACATCTCATTGAGTGCAACAGACTCACTTGAGACTTCTTGCTCTGTTATTATGCGTGGTTATAAACCGGTTGGATACGACGTTACCGTAGCTAACTGGTACAACGCACAAGGTGAAGAAATTCCTGAATACTTCAAAACTGAAGAGCACGATTACACCAACATGTTGGTATCTGACTTCTTCGCTGAAATCTATGTATTCCGTGGACAGTTCACTGCTGCTATCTGTGCTGCTGACCCACTCAATAAGTATTTTGACATTGTTGATGGCGAACCTGTATTGAAAGAGTATTTTGTAAATGCTTTCGGAGAGAAAGTTGACACTCTTCCATTGCTCGCTGCTGATGAGGCTTCTAACCTTGTTAACTCATACAGTGGTTGCTTGCTTCCTTACTTCAAGAATGCAAACGGAACTTACTACTCTTTGGACTTGTTGTTCAATCAGGACCAGCACTTGCACAAAATGATGATGAACCTCAACAGCGATTTGTTGTTTGGTGGTACTATCGCACCGACTGAAATTGCAACTACCTGCTGGAAAGCAAACGAAAACAATGCATTCGGTACAAGTTTGAAGAAGACTGCAATTGTATATGCGAACACAAATGATGTTCCTGTATATGATGCTGACCACAAAATCATCGTTGATTACACATACAGTGAAGAGTTCTCTGCTTCTGAGAAAGCTGGTCATGAACCTACTTGCTTTGAAGCTGACTTCATTGAGTATCAATCAGCTGTTGAAATCGAGCGTGTAAACATTTCTGGTTATATCTATCGCAAAACCACAGAGGAAGTTACTATCAAAGTTGACGACGAAGATGTAAAGTGCATCAAACTTACCGCAGAGAAAAACGGGTTCATGGATGCAAAAGTTCTCTTGCTTGACGAAGACAACAATATTTACACCGAAGCTGGCGAAGCTGTTGAAGGTAACTTGTTTGAAGGTTTGAACGCATACAAGATTACTAAGGCTGCTCAAATTGACACCACTGCTGATGCAGAAGAGACCGAAGAGACAGAAGAGACCACTACTGCAACTCCAGAGGTAGTATACGGTTATCTCGCTAGCAATGACGAAAGTGTTGCTCCTATGTCATTCATTTTGACTGACGGCACAGATTACACTCTACAAGAGGGTGATGTTGCTGAAGCACTCGCTGCAACAGATACTGTAAGCGACGATGAGGAAGATGCTCCTTCACTCAATCTCTCTGAGTTGGGTCTTGTAATTGGCGACCGCTTGTTGTACAACGGTGATATTTGCACTATCTCTGAGATTGCTGCTGATAAGATTATCGCATACACTCTTGATGGCGAAGAGAAATCTATCACTTCCGATTTTGCAAAGTGCAACCACTCTTGCTCTATCAACAACGCTGGTATCAAGCCGGTATACTTCGTTGGTTATGAAGTAGCAACTGCTCCTGGTTTGAGCATGAAAGCTAAATTGGAGTGGCAGAAGAACATCCTCTCTGCACTTACCGAATACAAAGGTATGCGTCTTGCATTGACCAACCGCACCGACATTGACTATCGTTATATTGTTGACACATTCGAGGCATTTGTTGATGCAGAGGTACACAAAGAGATTGCTCTTATCTGCAAAGAGAAGGATAACGCTCTAGGTTTCTTGAACTTCCCGTCAGCAAAAACATTCCGTGATTGCGACTACACCAAGTTCACTGACCAGAACGGTCGTTTCCAAGTGAAGTATGTTGGCGAAGGTGGTAACAAGATGAAGAACCCTTCTGTATTGTTCTCTCTCGTAAGCGAACCAAATGGTGCTTCATTCGTATCTTACAACACTCCGCTCACATTCTCTGACGGTACTGTTAAGACTTACGTTCCTTCTGCTGCACTTGTTTCAAACAACTTCATTGAGAAGTACGAGTCCCGTCAACCATACTATATCGTTGCTGGTCCGACATACGGCCGCATGATTTACACTGGTTTGGTAGGTCCTGACTTCAACTATTCTCGTGCTGACTTGGATATCCTTGAACCGATGGGTGTAAACGCAATGGTTTATGTTCCTCGTCTTGGTACATTCATCAACTCTAACAAGACCGCTAAGCAGAACCCAAAAACTGCATTATCTCTTATCAATGTTCGTGAGTTGGTTATCTACTTGCAGGATGAGATTGAGAAGCTTCTACAAGATTATCAGTGGGAGTTCAATACTCAGAACCTTCGTGACCTTATCAAGGCTAAGGCTGACGTTATTTGTGAGCGCGTCAAGAACAACGGTGGTATCTATGAGTACTTGAATGTTTGCGACGAAAGCAACAACACCGATGATGTGATTGACAACGAGATGTTCGTTCTCAGCACTTCAATCGAACCTGGCAAGGGTTGCGGTACGATGGTACAAGAACTCACTATTTACAAGAAAGGTGGTATGAGTTCTCTCATCAAGTAATAGTGTACTTGTATAAAATCAACGAAAAGGCGGTTTAGAGCAATTCTAACCGCCTTTTTTCATGTACCTGATAAGTTACTCACAAAAATGTTATTAGGCCCTTAAATCGCTTATTATATTAACAAAAAAACTATGGTTTACTCTCAATTCATTCTCGCGTGCGTGCCCGTGCTCGTATTTATTATTTACAACGTGGTGTCGCTTTGTTTGTTCGGAGTTCCTTGCTCTCTATCAAACACATACTATTTGTATGAGCAAAAACACAAAGGTCTAGGTTGGCTTTTCACCGCTATGATGTGGACAGTAGGTTTGACAATGCTTCCTAACTGGTTGATTATAACTGACTTAATGACATTGTGGTCACACAACTTTATGTGGTTGCCGTTTTTAGCATGCGGCAGTATTTGTTTTGTCGGTGCAGCACCGAAATTCAAAGATTGGCACTCTGCTGAAAATATGGTGCACATGATTGGCGCTGGAGCGGCCGCCGTATTCTCTTTGTTGTGGTGCTTTATAATCTGTTTCAAACTCGCTTGGTGGATAATGCCGTGCTGCTGCGCAATTGTGTGGTGTATCGCATACCTGTCCGGAACTGTAAAGAAAGGGCGAGATTACTGGTTAGAAATGTGTGCTTTCTCAACTACATTTGTCACTTACTTATTAGAAGAATACCTGTTGAATTTCTGGTAATATTTTCTTTTGAAAAACAAGGAACTGAGTTAATTCTCGGTTCCTTTTTTCTATGTTATATTGTAAATAAACTTTATCATTATGAAATACATGGACCTCACCGGAACTGAAATTGAGCGTCTCTATCAGTTCCATCTTCAACACCCGGATGCTGTACTCCGCGTGAACCACGACACTGCTATTGCGGATGGCACGATTGAAAAAATTGTCACCATCCTTGGAACATCTGAAACTGCTGACATCGCCGACAAAGACATCTAAAAAATGAGCATTCTGTCAAGCACCGGAACTGGCAGAGAACTAGCACAGTTTTTAATATATTACAACCGACGCGAACAGTTCTATAAAGAGTACGAAAATGATACTCTTGCAGTAATATTCGGAGGACTAAAAACATACTCAAAAGAAGAGTTACAGTTCATTATCCGTTTTATCAAAAAATATGGGTGGACTGATATTGAATTTGTCAAAAAGATAGAATATGTATCGATTTCGGTCCACTAAAAAATTTATCAAGTAAGTTAATAGGAACAGATTTGGTTGCAACATCTGCTATGAAATCTCCGAAAGGACAAATTACATTCTTTGATTTTTTGTAATAAGTAATGAGTATCGTGCTTTTTATCAAAGAAAAAAGTGTACAACATGGCAGAGTTTTTGAATTGTGTGAAATTCGGTATTGAAGCAACACAGAAAATCACTGAATGTGCAAAACAACTTGGTCTTCGCAAAGTTGAGAATGTAGTGTTTGATTTAGAGGATATAATATATAAACCTGGTAAAGAATTAGTTGATATTTTAGAGTTGAAATAAGTTAATTTTAGTCAGTTTTTCTCTATATTGCATTGTGAAATATTACAGTTATGAGTATCTTAAGTTCATCTAAAGTAGGTAAATACAGCATCCCAGTTAATCTCTGAACAGATGCTGATTAAACAGGGCTATGTAAAACAAGGTCATACAAATAAGTGGCGATACAAAAACGACGGGCCCTGTATCATAAGATTTACAAAAGAACATGAACGCGACGAGAACGGTGTCGCTGTATTTGTACGTCGCATCAGTACTCCGAAAATAGAAGAGATTATCGTTTTCAAAATGAGAAACCTTGCAGAACTACATCTGTTGCATCGGTACTTCAACTCAAAAGCAGATGAGCATAAACAGTTGTTGAACAAACTACGCGAAGTATCAATAGAGAAAGGCGACTACATACATTCAAAAACACTTTACTACAAAACAAATTATTATGTCAATTCTATCATCAACTAGCGCTGGTAAATCTTTCTTGAAAATCACTAAAGAGTACCTTACCGACAATGACTGGCAAAGCATACCTAGTACAAAACTCGGTAACACTTATGTGCATCCAGAATTTCCGGAGTTCTGTATTGTGTCAAAAACTGGCACAGATATTTACATCCTTATGCACTGTCTTTATGAAAAAGTGAAAGGTGCTAAAGAGTCAGCTGGTGGTTTGTGGTGGGAACCGCTTCATCACACATTGGAGTTTTTGCAACAATCGGATGCACTTACTGAAGGTATAGTGAAAAACGGTTGCAAAATTGACAACCGACCAGACCTAGAACACATACTGAAAAATATCAGAGAGTATTATGAGCATATTAAATAGTACAAGAACCGGGCTATTCGGAGTACCTCTGACAAGAGAACATATTAAAGATGCTGGTTTCAAAAAAATCTTGTATAATGGTAGTACGTTCTCACCGTTATCTATAAACAATAGTTTTGGCGATTATGGTATATACTGGATTCCTAGAAAAAAAGATAATTACCTAAGAGTACTGTATAATCATCAGAATACTTGGTTATTTATAAAATTGGCAAACACAAATCATAGTAAAAATGATGGTTCAGAAAAAGAACCTTTCTACCACACAATTGGAACAATAAACTCCCTTGGAGATTTTCAAAAAATACTATCAACTTATTTCAAATGAGTATATTATCTAGTACTAAAACTGGTATTGCAGACCGTTTCATCTGTAAGGAGTACCTAGTGAATAACGGGTGGCAGCTGTTAGATGAACAAGACTCGTTAAAGAAAACTACAAAAATCTCTTGAAATACGTGAATGACTCTGGCGCTCAGCGCTTCGGTGCAATTCCTCGTTCTTTCAACAAGCCCCTCTACACAAGCGAGATTGACGGAAACTCTACTTTCTTTCACATCAGCGTAAACAAAATGGAGTTCGCCTACCTTGTATTTCTGATTTGGATGTACCTCACCGGCGAGGATATCAAGAGAATTGAACATTCTTTCTGTCCGGCCAGCCAATATCCGTTTCCGGTAGTTAGACCCAATAATCCTCAGTACTATAACTACCATAAATTCTTCAGCGCACTGTTTGAAAAATTCTAAATTATGTGGACTAATATCAAAGACAAATACCCGAATGCTTACGGGTGGTACTTCTGTCGTTTTTACGACAAAACATTCGGAGGTTTTTATGTTCGCAAATTGCTTAGGGAAGAAGGTTACGTTGATTATGTAATCACCGATATCGTTTCTTTTGAACACGCCGCTGATTATTCACGAGGTACTTTGCATGAGCGCAAAGACGAGGACGACATTGAGTGTTACTTTTACACTCTTAATGTGAAAAACTAAAATCAAATCGCAATTTTCATATATTCACTTATGACGAAAAAGATTATTGTACTGCAAGGTTGTCCTTGTTCTGGTAAGTCAACTTGGACTAAAAACTTTCTCATGAATGATGGTTCCGACAATTGGGTAGTTGTCAATCGTGATACTCTACGCTACAAAGTCGGTTATGGCAAGTACACCTTGGACCAAGAGTCTGAGGTTAATAAGCTTGAGGCAGAGTTGATTGATTACGCGGTCGAAGATGGTAAAAATCTCATCATAGACGCCACAAATCTAAACCCGAAAGCAATTGCTCATTGGAAGGATTTTTCTGCCCGTACAGGCTACGAAATTGAGTTCAAAGAGTTTTACATTCCTTACGCCGAAGCAGTCAAGCGCTCTAAGCAGCGTCGTGCTGAAGGAGGTTTGTATATCAACAAGACAGTGATGCTCAACTTCTACAGGCGTTACTATCCTGAGCGTCTCAAAGAGGAGTTCACTGACAATCGCAAGATTACTGAATATGTTGAAGGTCTTCCTGATGCGGTTATCTGTGACCTTGACGGCACACTTGCTCTGCACACCGGTCGTATGCCGTTTGATTGGACACGCTGTTCAGAGGATGTCGCAGACCCACGTATGTTGCGCACACTCAATCAGTATATGGAGAATGGGACTTATGTGTTCTTTATCACAGGACGAACCGACGGACTCGCTCGTGAGGAAACCCTAAAGTGGTTGGCTTCTCAGAAAATCGGATATGCTTGGGAACTGTACACCCGCAAAAACAACGATAAGCGCCCAGGTCATGAATACAAGAAGTCCGTATATGAGCAGCAACTCAAAGACAAGTACAATGTAGTCGCCGTATTTGAAGACGATGACAAGTGTGTAGAGATGTTCCGGAACGAGGGTCTTCTCACTTTTCAGGTAGCTAACACAAATTATTAACGAATAAAAACAACAACTATGACATTTTCTTATATCACTACTATTGTCCTTATTGTCGGTGCTATTATCTCTGGCTTTATGCTTTTTATCATCAGGATGAGTGGTAAATATCTGTGGGCATGCAAGTCGTACGCTTTTCTTCTTGATTGTAAGCTTTGGCGAGATTACACTATTGTCAACTCAAAAGAGAGTGTGACACAGTACAAGTGGGATGATTTTTACAGGTATTTCTACATTGACAAGAACGGTAAAGTTGGAGATGTGTACAACTTCAAGGGAGCGTTCTGGAGGGTAGACGATAAAGGAGAACTGAGTTGTCTTCTTACTGATTTGAAGGACATACGACCAATGTACGATTGTTTGTGCGACAAGTTCAACCTTGAAAAAAACTATGAAGAATATGAGTCCAAGTGAGTACTGGAAAATCCTGCATACAGAAGACAAAATTCTGCAGGGACCCGCATTTGATTTTTACAAAGTGAACCGACAAACCGGTATTATGGAGTACCGATATCCATCTGACGCCGATGTGATGGTTTATGAGGTTAAGCAAGTAAGTGAAGAGGAGTTTTTGCGTAGAAACTTTGAAAAATTTATGCTGCGTTGACAATTATGTACATACAAAAATTACTGAATAAGTGCAAGCTTGCACAAGACATCAAACGCTTCAAAAAAGAACATCCTATGCAGCGAGTTGTAATGGATTGTTTTGGCGCTATGGACTGGCAGAAAATTCTCGCATCTGTTACTACAAATACAGAGTACAATGACATGGGTCCAATCACAATGGACGTAATTCAGGACTTCACTGAGAATGCACTGCTTCATGCAATGGACTGCGTGATTGTCAAAAAGCAAGAATTGCATCACATTGAGAAAAAATTTGGCATACGTTGTGCGGTATACAGTGACAGTTATTTTCGCAGTACATTTACTGAAAAACAAGTGTACACTATCATTCTTGAGCACGTAGAGACAAGTCAAGTGTACCAGCACGACTACAAAGCTGACATATTCAAAAAACAAACTACGAAATGAAACGCGTACTAATCGCAATCACAACTGCTGAAACTGTCTGTCAAGAGACAATGCAGTCTATCTATGAACTAGAAAAACCGGAAGATGTGCAAACTGAATTGCGCATTCATCACAGTTACAATGTGGCAGACGGCCGAAACGAGTTGGTACAGATTATGTACAATGAGGGCTTTGACTATATCTTCTTTGTTGACAGCGATGTAGTGCTGCCGAAGAACGCTCTTGTAGACCTGTACAATATGCAATGGTATATGTGTGTAGGCACATACCCTCGTAAAGAGATGCAGACATTCACTGACCAAGACCCATGGACAACTCTTTACTGGCACAATGATAACAACAAAACAAAGTACTGTCCGTACTTTATGCCGTTCTCTGTACTAAAACCCGGAATTATCGTTCCTGTTGATGGTTGTGGACTCGGTTGTGCACTGCTTTCACGACAGCTGTTTGACTTGTTGCCTTACCCGTGGTTCGTGTTCGCACACGAGGGTAATCCTTCCGACGAGAACCACGATGAGTACTGTATCGGAGAGGACTTGTACTTCTGCCGCTCAGTTATTCGTGCAGATATTCAACCTTGGGCACACGGTTCAGTAATTTGTGGTCATGTAGGAAAGATGATTTACAAATTCCCTGAACTTAAATGAAAAAAA